GAAGAAATGGGTAAGCACCACGCCGAGCATATCAACAAGATGCTTCTTGTTGACAAGGCTACCGCCGCTGGCAACGATTTCGAGTCACTTGACCGAATCACCACTGGTGCATCTTCTTCCGCTAACGAAGACATTTACTCAATCGACCGAAGTGCAAACTCTTGGTCCCTTGCAGAACACGATGAGAACTCCGGTACTGACCGAACTCTCTCCCTCGACCACTTGGACACCATCTTCCAAAAGACATGGACCCGTGGTGGCAATCCAAAGGTCATCCTTACAGGATATGACACTTTGATGCGCCTTCAACAACTCCTACAGTCGCAACAGCGATTCATGGAAGAGAAGCGAATCACTCCTACCTACAACGGTGTGAAGGGTGTTCCCGGTATCGAAGCCGGATTCATCGTCGCTACCTACAACGGTGTCCCAATCATCCCATCTAAGGATGTTCAAGCAGACACCTTGAGCCGCATGTACTTCCTCGATACGGACTACTTGTACTTCTCAACCGCTATCCCGACCCAATACTTCGAGAGTGGTATTGAAACTGGTGACCCATTCGCAATCAACCGTCTTGGACAAGAAGGAATGTACCGAACTATGGGAGAACTATGGACGACTTTCTTCGGAGGACACGCTTCAATTCGTGACCTTAAGTGATGGTGGATGAGAAAAAAAATAATGGAGATGACATAATATGGCACACAGTAATTTGACAGTGACGACGACCTACTTGGATATTGCAATTGGTGGAAACACACCGGGCGCACCTCAACTTGTTCCTAACGCAAATGGAACTGTTGGCGACAACACAGCATGGCTTTCCGGCGTTGCTGATTCCAGCGATGCGACCAAGAAATACCCCGGTAATTTGGATGCTTTCCAAGCCGTGAACTCAAGCGCAAACAAACCAATTTCGGGACTCCGACTTGTTTCGGTTCTCCTAACCGGTGACACAGGAACAGCACACACCTTCGATGTAAACGCATACGACAGTGGACTAAGCAAGGTTTTCGCTTTGCTCTCCCTTGTCAACGACACCGACACCGACGAATCTTTGTTGGCGGCGGCTACCGTTGTTGCACACGAATCGGGTACAATCGCATATACAACTGGTGGGGCAACAGATGTTGTCTTGCTAACTGCAATCGTTGGATGAGGTGGGCTAATTGCCTACTGTGACCTTTTTGGGACCGTTCTTTGAACGCCCCATGCGACACGCAATGGGTATGTGGACTCGTGGAGAAGTCGTTGAAGTTGAGCAAGAATGGCTCAACGAGTGGCGACACACACTACCCGCATCACGCTTCTTGATTGAAGGTGAAGAGGAAAGTACCACAGACGCAGGTAATGACGGCTTGCCCGACACGGGTTGGAGCCGCAAAGACATTCTTGCTTGGTTAAAAGCACAAAAAGTACCTACGGGTGCTGGCTATCTTACAAAGACTGCCGCACTCAAACTGGTTGAGGAACATTTGAACCCTACACCAGTTGAGGAATCTTTAAGTGAAGTTGAACCCAGCGAAGAAACAACAGGAGATGAACAATAATGGGAACTGTAGCACAAGATATACGAACGCATGTAGTAGGCGACCTTTTGATGTTGTCCGGTACATTTGTAGCAGGTGGAAGAGAAGTTGATTACTCAAGCCATCTTACCAGCGTGATAGCCTCCGGTGGACACATTACATCGGGAATTGTCACAACTGGCGTACTCATTAACCAAGGGGCACACGAAGCCGCTGGACAAACAACTTTGACAGTCGATGGTACAAACGCTACCCTTGCTCTTTACCCCGGCCAATCTATCTACGCCGTTGATGGTACTTTTCAAGGCGTTTTGGCGGGAGTGGCCGCTACTGAATTGACTCTTGAAGCACCGGGTCTTATTGCACAAATGGATGACGATGCACCTATTTGCGTGTTCGGAGCCTACAAGCCCGGAGTCACACTTATCAGCAAGAGTCTTGACATTTCAGTGGATGAAACTCGAAAGGTACTCGTTATCGACGCACCGCAAAACACTACACCACCGGACGGTACTTCGGATTCGGCCGGTCGATGGTGGATTCTTGGTCAACGCTGAAACGGTGACTTAAATGGCATCACTAACCAAGATTGGCGTAAAGTGCTTCGGCCCTTTCTCGCCTAAAGAGGTAAATGCGGCGGCTACATGGGCGGCGGCAGTTGAAGACCTCATTCAAGCGGTTGCTGATTCAAGCAGTACGAGTTCTGTAATTGATACCGAAGTATTCCCTGTATTGGGAAATGTCTTTGTCATGGTGACATACCAACTCGCTTGAGGTGAGTAGGTATGGGATTTGATGCAAGAACCCTCGACCTTAGCGACATGGTGCGGTCGAGTAAGCAAGGTGTCAAAAACGATAGTGAGTACAGCATTGCCGCTGTGACTGACGAGCAAAACCCCCTCAAGGGTATTACATCTTCACAACGCAACCGTAATCGTAATATCGGTGATGTGCTGAACATAGGTTCGGGTACACGCTGTACACACTGCGGCTTCCTTCATTTTATGTGGAGAGCCACTTGTGGTAGTTGTGACAAACCAATGGAATACAACTTAGCAAGTCGTGACGAAAAGAACAGAATGTGATACTATGAAGATTTTGATTAAAGCGATTCAACCCCACCGACAAAAGGTGCTTACCGCAGATGGTGAAGAAATTCGCCTTCAACGGTGGGCAAACAAAAAAGTCGCTAACGAACTTCGTGGTGCTGGTGGTGATGCCGCAGGTGAACAGTTTACTCAAGCCCGTGACAAACTCATGTACGACGCTGTAGCGAACCCGGAGGAACACGGACTCAAGTTCATGAACGAAAGAGTACCCTTTGAGGGGCAAAACTTGGAAAGTTCGTTGAGTGAACCCAATGTTGAGAGTGAGATGCCTCAAACACCCGATTTGTTTGACAGTGAAGGTAAACTCCGTGATGGTATGCCGCCCGAAGAAGAAGAGTTCAACCCCGATGCCGAGGCTGAACACATGCGCCGCATCATGACCTCTCGCCAAGTTCCTATGCGTGATGCTTGGAGTATCTTGAAATTTGGCTATCCTTCGGTAGCAGGGGTTGAGATTCCCGAAGAAGTGCGAGCGAGGCATAATCCTACTCCAAGTAGTAAATGTGCCGAGTGTAGCAAAGATTTCTCACTATTCCGTGGTCAAGTTGCAAATGATATTTGTGCTGATTGTCAAAAGCAAATGGGCATTCCTTTTGATACGAAAGAACAGCAAGGGTGAGGGAGGGTAATGTATGCCAGTAGTGTTCAGTCCCGGTGAAGCGGAAACCCGCCCACTTGACCCGTCTGCTGTAGTGTACACCACCGCCCAAAAAGTCGCTGACCTACTCGATATTGGACCAAGCGAGGCTGTCCTCGTAAGTGCCGACAGTGCTACTGATGGTGTTTTTATCACTGGTGGCGACTATCGAAACAACGGCTACAGTGTTGGTGACACACTTTTGATTTACTCCGATGCAGACCCTATGGGTTTTGAAAAAGTCATTACTGCTATCACCAGTTCAGCCAGCGGTGTAAAACTGACTTTCAGTGGTAGTATTACGGCGGCTGATTATCAAGTGGCTGACAACACCTATGTGCAAAATCAAGCATCGTTCACAGATGGCCGTACTCGTGGAATGACGAAGGCAAAAGTGGACCATGTTATTCTCAAGATGCAAGACCGCATCGACAATCTTACTCGCAACGCTTGGCGACCTTATTTGGTATCAGCCGAGTACATCAATTTCGATACCTACAAGCCATACCGACGACGGTACTACACTGATTATGTCGGTACTGCACCCCTCCTTTTTAGGAATGTACAGCAAATTCTTCGCCTTGAACTATGGCAAGGTGCTGACTATCGTGAAATTGGTGCGGCAGAAGCCCGTGTAAAGTTTGAGGATGTGTCTTCCCTTAGTTCAGCCGCAGTGTACTTTTCACCCGGTAATGGAAGTGTTGCTACTCTTGCTCAAGGCACTGGTACAGGCCAGTGGCGTGACGACTTTGATGCCGCTACGGTAGCGCAAAACTTTGCTGACCTCATAAACAAGGAAGACCGTGTAAGCAAAGCGGCTGTTGAGTTTTCACCAACATTTACACTTGAAGGCTCTACATCAAATATCGCTATTCATAATGAGTTCTTGGCTACTGCCAACGCTGATTACGGTACAGGTGTGGTCAAAGTCACCAGCATGAGGGGTGTAAAGGCTGGTGAGGTGTGTAGTATGGTCACCAATTCATCAAGCATTGCTATTGACCAAACACAGACCAACAGCACTACATTCACAAGCCTTGACAGTACAACTATCAATGTAGCATCTACAGAAGGATTTGTAAACGCTGGTGTTGCTATTGATGCCAGTGGCGATGTATTCCGATACACAGGTAAGACGGCTACCTCCTTCACAGGATGCGTGGCTGTCACCGGTAGTTTAGGAGCAATTACAGGGGCTATCACCCAACAATCACTCTTAGTTGACCTACAGGGTGGTAGCGGTAGTGGTGACAGTGGCCGACTCCGTGATTGGTGGCTTGACCACGAAATGGGGATTGTTTACTTCAACAACTCCTACCCGTTCTTTGAATGGAACGCTATCAAAACCAGTTATATTTACGGTGAAAGATACCTTGAGAAAGCCATTGAAGATGTATGTACCAAGATGGTTGCCATTGAATTATTGATGGCTGACGACCGCTCGGTGCTTATTCCCGAAGGTACACAGAACATCGACCTTGCGAGCAAGGTGCAGTTATATCAAGCCGAAATCGACCGAACCCTACCAAAGTATGTCGAAATGGTGGTGTTTGAGTGAGTGTCCGAGAGTTCACAGAACAAGGTGATTACTTTCATATTGGAATTACTGAAATGTACATTAAAGACAAGCAATTGCAAAAGCAAATGCGTGAAGAGTTCACTCAAGAACCCAAAGATTTTCGTGAGCGAATGATGGATATTGAGGCTACTGCTCAAGGCTTACAACAAAAAGATGGTGCATATTTTAACACTTTAAGTAAAAAACAAGCCACCGATGAAGAGATGGAAAAACTCTTGAAAGCCACCGATGATGCGATGCTACGGCAAAATCCGAAGATGGTGGAAAACAACTTACAATACAAAGATGGTTTTATTATTCCTTTAAACTTCAAAGAACTTAGCGACAAAATAAGTGGTGGTATTTGATGGTTGCAACTTGGACTGAATCACTTGATGTTATCATCAACCTGTTTCAAACTGACTGGAATCGGGGAAATACCAGCAATATACGCCCCATAGTAATTGATATTGCTTCCACATCGCCGGAAAGAGGAAAGCGTATTGATTTGCAACGCCATGATTACATTATGTGCTATGAAACAGCACATAACGAAGAAGCACCGGAATTGTTCTATGATTTCGTCACTTCTCGCATAAATATCACAGTTGATATGCGAACTGTTAAGGGGAGGAAGCATCTGCAAGCACTTGAGAACGAAGTGCGAAGGCTAATTCACTCGAAAAGAAAGGGGGATGGAGTAAGTTTTGACCGTTTAGTTTTCAAGACCCGCACCGACCTTTCCGACCGTAGCAAACAATTATTCCGTATGACATTCCAAGTTGAAGTAGTAATACTCGCAGAAGCAATACCATGAGTTGATTAACATGCCAAGCACAGTGTACAAGGGCGATTTAGCAGAAGTATCATTTGCACCGGAAACGGGTTTGCGAATAAGAATTGGTACGGGTGCAAACTCCGATGTGGGGCTAACTGTTGGTACGGCGGCTGGGAATATCACAGAATTAACTTTTAAAGCAGAAGTAAATGATACCTTATTTCAAGAAGATAACCACGCCAATACAGCAGACCGTCACGCTTTGAGATACCCCGTAAATGGTCTTGTAGGTTCTCAACTTATTTGGACCACTTCGGGTGGAAGCGGGGCTGATGATATTGTATCGGGTGACTTAGCAAGTAATGGGCGCATTTTTACTATTGTTGAAAATGATGGTGTCACTCTAAAAATTACACCTGCTATGCTTACACCTGCTATGGCAACTATGGGGCCGGGCAATGTGTTAGAAATTTTACCTTACAAAACTCCACCGATGGATGTTGCTATGTCAAAAGCAACTACAGGCGCTCCGGCAACAGAATCTTTCAAAATTGACCAGTTCTTGGGTATTGCTACGGCCCTCACCCTACCCGAAACTAAGGTGGACTTGAAGCGGTTCCATGTTGTAGGGCTTGGTCGTGATGTAAGCGTGCAAGTTCCCGGCAAACTTACCAACGAAGGTGGCTCATTTGAAGTCGCTATGCATTCTGCTCGCTGGCTCAAATACTGTCTTGGACATGAATTGTTAAGCAAACTTCAAACTTCACTTGCCAGTGATGTGACACTTTCTCTTGGCTCGGCTTCTTTTGCTGGTCAATCACACATTGTTCTCAACGCTCACGATGCTCAAGTTGCTGTAGGCACTTACATTGAAATTCAAGACCCTACAGAAGTTCCTATTGTAAGCGACCATGAGCCGGAAACAGGCTCGGCTGAATGGGATGGAACACTTACTGACTTTGATTTTGATTTGGCGCAAACAAATGAAATCCGAAGAGTAATCGGAGTTTCGGAGAACACAGGCGACCATGTTGTGTACTTGGATGAACCCTTGAAATATGCTCACGATTCGGGAAGAGCAGTTGAAGTACGAATTATCGGTGATGCTGATACAAACCCTGTAGCAATTGGCACTGACAACACCATTACTGATTCTGTTTCACATCTTCTTTTCTCTCGCACCACTCAACCATCATTTGCTCTTGAAGTATCACAACGCCGCCGAGATATTGACTCAAATGCTGGTAGTACCGATGGTGGAGTTAATGACTCAAAGGAATTGACTCGTGTGTTCCGTGGCTGTAAGGTCACTGACTTTACCATGACAACTGACAACGATGCGGCACTACGCCTTTCAGTCAACTTCAATGCGGCTCTTTGCTACACCGATACTGGTCGTTTAGAAGCCACACCGTTGACAAGATATGGCGCACATCGCATGTTTGATGATACTGCCAGCACCGAAGCAAAGCGTCTTGAATCGGGTATTGGTAAGGGAACGCAGAAACCGTTTATGTTTTACAACGGTAGCATTACTTTGGCTGGACAACAAGTTGCTCAAGTGATGAACTTCTCATTAACCGGACAAACAGGTATGCAAGCATTCCATACCATCAATGGACAGTATCAATCAGCATCAGCATCAACGGACCAAGTACCATTTGCTGGTGCGAGAAACGCAAACCTCATGGTTGAAGGTCAAACTTCGTATGAAATGACAATGGAAATTGCAGTGGATGACCCGTTGTTTTACCACAAAATGCGTACAGGAACGGAGTTCAGTGTACACGGTGAAAACAACTCAACAACCAATCAAATTCGTATCATTTTTGAAAAGAATAAAATAGGTAGTACAGCAGACCTACACACCGAAAAAATGGTGCTTTTGATTGATGATTACTACATTATTGAAGCACCACTTCAAATTCCCGAAGACAAAGGTGTGGTAAAATCCACACTGAAAATTATGCCAAAGTCTATCAAAGTCTTGGCTCGTGATACTATCGCAAAGTATTGAGGTGAAAATATGAAGCAATCACTACAACAATACCGCCGCCTCGGACCAGTTGGATATGCCAAGTGGGTGATTAAGGCAAACGGTCTTGACATAGTGGAAACAGACATTGACTGTGCTTCAAACCACACCATTCACGCCGCTATCATCGACATACTCAACAACCCTGTTGAAGTGGTCGAAGAAGAAATCAATCCACTGGTGCAAGAAGACACACCATCCCCTTTCATCGTTGATGAAGTACAATACGATTCCCTAACCGTCGCTGAACTGCGAGAACTATGCAAAGAACGAGGCTTGCCCGTTTACGGTACAAAAGCCGAGATAGTTCTCCGACTTAAGCAAAACGACGAGGGTGTGACTGACGGCCCTACCGAAGAGGTAGCCCCCGAAGAAACGCCGGATGCCCCCACCGAAGAGGTGGCTGTAGCCAATGGAAGTGCAATAGATGACCAAACAACAAGTAGTGATGAACAAGAGCCTATTATTGAAGAATGACGATGTGACCAAGCACAAGATTCGGGTTGACCCCGATGACGAAAGTGCAATCATCGAAGTTTGGGTTCGTGAAATCTCTTTCCTTGACATTCAAGCCGCCGCTCAAGAAATGTTCCTCGTAGCAAACGGGGATGTAGCATTGAACTTGAAAGGCTACTGGCAATTTGCATTTACCCATTGGGTCACTAAAACCAATCCATCCTTGACTACAGAAGAAATGCTGTCACTCAAGGGCTATGTCGGTGAGCAACTCTCGAAAGTGCTACCGCAACCTAACGACATGGCGGAGGCTTTGCAAGGGGGGTTTACGAAGCCGACAAAGTGAGGGTGCAGAAGTTTCTAAGCAAAGATAAAATTGACAGTGAAAGTGATTTAACATCTCAAGTTGAACTTTGGGCTTATACCATCGCTAAACATTACTCAATTTCTTTGCTTGAAGTGTACTCAATGCCACCTCATTTATTCAAGCAATCACTCGTATGGGCGATGGTTGCAACCGAAGAAGAGAAAAAGAAAACCGAACATAGCAAGCAACAGGCGAAGGCGGGTGACAGGGAAATGGTAAGTTTGGATTACTCGTTTTTAGATTGGGAGGGTACTGAATGACACTCATCGCCACCCTCGCCTCCATGTCCACGATGGTCAATGGTATCGGGCCAGCCTTTACAGCCATAGGACAAACAGCAATGAAAATGTGGACCGCCCTCAAAACATTTGTTAATGACAATTTTATCACACCCATTAAAACAAAACTTGGTGAAATCAAAGAATGGTGGACTGGGTTTAAAGAAACTGTACAAGAAAAATGGTTGCTCATCAAGGCATTTGTTAATGACAATTTTATCACGCCTGTTAAGACAAAACTTACAGAACTCAAAGAGTGGTGGACTGGATTCAAAGAAAATGTACAAGAAAAGTGGTTGAAAATCAAAACATTTGTTAATGATAAAATTATCACACCCATTAAAACAAAACTTGGTGAAATCAAAGAATGGTGGACTGGGTTTAAAGAAACTGTTATTGAGAAGTGGACAAGAATCAAGACTTACATTAACAACAATTTTATTACACCCATAAAAACAAAATTGCAGATTATCAAAGACTTCTTTGGTGGTTTAAAAGACGAGGCTATACTCAAAGTACAGGGTATTTATGATTTCTTTAGCACTAAAATAAGCAACATTTGGGACTCTTTACCCTCTATTCCCGAACTTTTCACACTTGATTTTTGGAAAAACCTTGCTGTTAATATCGGCACAGCATTGGCTGGTGTAGGTGAATCCTTGATAGGTGGTATAAAAAGCGCACTCAATGTACTAATTGGTGTAATCAACACTATGCTACAAAGTATTGACTTTTCAATTGATATACCCGACTGGGTTCCGGGTATAGGAGGTAAAAGTGTAGGTATTGACTTGAGTGATTTTAGCATACCTGCACTCGCTAAGGGTGGTATCGTCAACAAGCCTACGCTCGCCATGATTGGTGAAGATGGGCCGGAGGCGGTTGTTCCCCTAAGCCAACGCAACAACCCCGGTGGGGCTGGTATGGGCGGCGGTACATACAACATCACCGTCAATGCCGGAGGTATTACAGACCGCACAGACAAGCGAGCATTAGCAAGGGAGATTGGTAATATGATTCAACAAGAACTTGCTCGCAGTATCGGTGGCTCAACCATGCGAGGGCGATACTGATGGTGACAAATGTTCCTGTCCGTTTAGTTCGTAAAGACGGTGAGTTAATCCCACTCGATGTGACCGAACTGGTACTCGATGTGGACCGTGGTGTAAACGCTCGTACTGGATTAAGAGGCGGAGCGGAGCGTTTTGCGATTGATTTGAACAGACCAAAGGCGGTTATTTTGTTGAAGGGATATATTGTCGATGATGACCTTTCAACTGGTGTGTCGCTTGGACAAAAGGCTTCGGCCAGCATTGATTTTTCAAGAAGAAATAATACGGATTTCTCATTGGTTGGCACCGGAGCAGGTGGTGACCTTACCTCATTAGCGGCTACTTTAACACACAATGATTTTGGTAGTTTTCTTATTCCAAAACTTACTTTAAAAGCAACAGATGGAGAAGAGTACGAAATTCTTTTTATCAAATCTTCAACTGCTCAAGCCCACAATACAGCCAGTAGTGGTAAATACCATGTGTCAATTCATGATAATTCGGATATGAATACTGCTGTTGAAATTGCTACAAACTTAGTCAACCTTATCAACAGTACCGCTACAGCAGATAATGTATTGTTAAGCAACAGATTTACTGCTACTCTTGAACAATCAACATTAAGTGACGAAGCAAACACACTTGTCAAAATTGAACAAAAAGTGACAGGTGTAAATGGAAACACTCCTGTTTCTTGGAACAGTTCATCGTTGTACACCCCTTCAATTAAGAATTTCAAAAACGGTGTTGATGATTCTGCTGGATTTACGGGCAAGAGTGCTGGTGATAAAGTGGCTGAATTGTATGCTGTACTTAACAACTCTAATGATGGTGGATTTCGATTTACCAACGGAATAGGTTTTACTTATGGTAAAAACAAAAGAACACATGTGGGTAATTTTGGATTTGATGCAAAGGCAAAACACGGTATGTACATAGGAGGCATACAAATTCCATTTAATTCAACTGTAAATGCAGATGGAGAAAAATACAAAGCAATGAATTTCTTCATGCCCACTGGTAGGTTGGTAAAACCATCGGAAAAAGAAGCAACTGCCGCTAAAGCCGCTTCAACTGTCATTGAAGACACAAATGATTCATACGAATTTTCATTCATCAAAGGAGCCGTCACAAAAGCCACATTTGTACAAATGGGCGGCGAGCCAATCTATTCATTCGATATTCAATTCCTACCAATTGACAGGATTCTTTGAGGTGAGTCTATGGTTGGAATTGGCAGAACAAGCAACGCTTTCTTTTTCGATGGCGTTAGTGATTCTATTCTGCTACCTCAAGGTAATTTCACAAGCGTCGGTCCAGCACGAGATATTCTCGGTAAAACCGGCAGTGGTAGTGATGAAATTACTGTTATCAATTCTTTAGTCGATGACCAATTTGCTATTGAGGCTTGGGTTGTTCCCGATTGCGGTGGCGTGATTGCTCATCGTGATGAGCAGTTTACACTTGAGTTTGGTACAGTCGATACGCCCGGTCCAGCCAAATTTACTGTTTTCATTCAAACTCCAAGCGGTACGCAAAAAGTAGTCCTAAGCACCGCTAAATTGACCTCAACCCGGTGGGAGGGGGTAGTGTACCCCCCACAAGAAGTTGGAGGCATACACGACACTTACAACCGCTTTTTAGAGGGTAGTAGCGCATTGCATAACGATGCTACCAATCTTAACTTCAAGCATCGAGGTTTGTATCATGTTGTTGCCGCTGTTTCACAGCGTTCTGTATCATTGTATGTCAATGGTAATAGGGTAGCAAGCGAGATTATTGAAAAAGATTCCAGTATTGTTAATTCAACAGCGCATGTGTATGTTGGTGGAAAAGGTGGAGAGTTCCGTGGTGCTATTGAAGCACTTCACTTTAACAGTGATTTTGATTCGGGAATGATTGATAGCACTGTGCCTGTCAACGGTGATACAACAACTGGTATGTATCGCTTTGAAGAACCACTTGATATTGTGAGTGAGTCATACGAGTTCAATGCGTTTACTGTAGCCGCTGATGGTACGACAACTACAATCACAGTAGCCGCCGCTGATGCCCAAGCCCTTATCGCTCGCTTAACCGGTAAGCCGTATGACAGCACCAGTGTCACTACTACATTCACAGCCACACCATACAGCATGGGGAACTACAAGGTGACTGATTTTGTCACCACCCCCGGCACAGAAGCCACCCTTGCTATACCACATACTCCTTATAATCTTCTCATCAACCCCGGTGCAATTAACCGGAATACGGAAAAACCAAATGCATCTCCGCCGGAAAGGGCAAGAATAGAATCAATAAATGGCTCGACAGGGGTAATCACTGTAAGCAGTATTCACATTGATTTTATCCTCGGCACTGGTGGTAAGCGTGGTCTTCTTCATTCTCGTACTGCAAATGTTGACAACTACTTTGTCATTGTAAATGCTGATTTGTTGATTGACAATGGCACAGGTAGGCCGTATCAACCCCCACACTACGGTAGCCAAATCTTTGATAAAACAGGTCAAATGGTGCTTGATGAGAGTGATTTTGCTCAACACGGCTTGGTGTATTCAACACAAATGGCTACAACAGACAACTCACCAAACAATCCGTTTGCTGTCACTTGGCCCGCTACACTCGACACTCTTTACCAAGTGGGTCACAGTGGGCGGCACAAGTTCTCACACATCAACGGCCACGAATACATGCGTCGTTATCCAAGACCATCGTATCTCGCTATTGACCAAATGATGGATGGTTCGGCAGATATTGTTGAAATGGTGTATGAAAATACAGGAAAAGGGATAGCGGGACTTTTTGCCATGAACGCACTATCCGATTTTTATGAAGAAAGTACACAAGTCGATGTTGCTAAGTTTAATAATTCATCTGCCGTTGATTTTGTAGTCACCAATGGGCTACCAGCGAGCAAGGAACAAGCAATCGCTATTGGTGGAACTAACTTTGATTATCGCCCTTTTATGATGAAAGGACCAGTACCGGAGTATGGTGACATAGATGATGATGCTCGCTTGTATCACTTGCGACCCGAAAGCGTAAGTCGTATCGCACTGCTCAAAGTTCCTACTCTTCAAAGCACCCACAACCTTGCACCGTATGTCGAAATTCATTACAACGCCATTGATTTGACTGGTGCGAGTATGAGTAAAACAACACCTTGTTTGATGATTGAAAAGACCGTACCGAGTGGTAATTTTGTTCTTACAGGCTCAACTACGGTACTGGATGTTATCGAAGCAGATTTGGCTGATGCATCAAAAGATACCACTCTTTTCTCACCGGGCGGAGTATTGTTCTTGGGCTTAGGTCAAATTGCAGGGTCGGTTCATTTAGAAGAATCTCACTCCTTAGTTGGTGACAACACTGGTGGATATGAACTTGACAGTGAAGTTGATTTTAGTCTATGTCCTGTCAACTACACACCACCTAACGATGCTACGGCACAAGGTAATACAGCCCCTCAATATCTCACTGCATCACACAACAATGGCATACATGATTCAGCATACCACAAATTATGCATTGAGCCAGCATCCAGTGATACTGTAAGGAACACCACCGATACAGGCATACAATTTGTCAAAGGGGCCGCTGTCACTAACACCGGCACTGGTGTTTTTGACGAAGGCTCCACAAGCGATGCAAGCAATACCTTTGAAATGTTTGACATTATTGACAATGTTCTTGAAGATACACACGAAACTTCAATGGTAATTTATGTACAACCATCGGACAGAACAAGAGTAAATCAACTGTCAAAGATGCGTACAAACCTTACCGAAGGCGACTCACCCAGCATTGCATCGCTGTTGTTCTTAATGAGCCGTACACGCATTCGTTCGATTAAGGAAGATGAGAACCCGGAAGACAACGATAAAATCATCACAATCACAGCAACCGGTATTGCGGAAGGACTCGCCAATCAAAATGTCAACATCACCGGTAGCGGCTCACCCGATTCGCACATCGTCAAAGAAATTGAGCCTAACGCTCCTGTCGTCACTGTCACGCTTGGTGGACCGGGGCAGGGTGCTGTCAACACCAAACCTACCAATGACCCCAGCCTACTGATGCGCTTACCGGGTTCAACCCGCCGCAACTGCGCTGTACGAGCCGTTTCAATAAACAGCACCGCTGATAGGGTGTATATGTCGGTCCAACCACTCAATAACCTGTCAACAGATATGGCTTCATGGGGTACATATTGTTTCCCAAAGGTGGGTCGTATTTATCTTGCAGACGGCGCAAGTGCCGCTTACAGCGAAAAAACTGGTGCTGGTTTTGTATTCATCGTTGATACAAGTGGTGGACCGGGTGCCCAAGAGCAAAGGTCGTTTTTAGATGCTAATGGTACAGCATACAATACTTTCAATGAATGGTTAAATGCTGTTGGTGCCATCAGTGGTAGTGCTGGATTGTATTCAGTTGGATTTAATGTTTACAACGACCCCCATTTCAATAATGACAATCTTTGTGAAGACGGTAGTACAGTCAATGACCGATTGTTCCAAAGTATGGACACAGTAAATCACGATTATCAACTTGGTACACAGTATGCCAGCACTCGTGCAATGGTTGAAATCCCACTTTTTCCTAAGCAATTTTTTATTCAAGAAGAAGATGGTATCTTCCCCGGTCCCGATAACAGCATGAAAATTCACCTTGATGCTACCTACACAGCCCATTCATGGAACCCCACCCCTGTAGGTCGTCGGGCAAATGATATTGCTGTAAGCGACCGCAATGCTCATTCTGCATACGGTTATAATGCAAACAGTGATGCACATATTTCATCGACCACTATTCGTGAAATCAAAATTGAAACCGATTACTTGAACATTTATCCCACTCATCCGAAGATTTTCCCATCGGCTGAAACAGCCGTAAATGAGCATAGAAACATGAAAAATGTCATTCGTTATCGCCGAGTCTTTCTTTCAAATAATCAATGGGCAATTTATGTCAACGACCCAAGTGCTAACGGATATATCAAAATTCCACGCACTACAGTAGGTACAGGGTTTACAGGCTCTATGTCACCTAATTTCTTGAATGACTTAGTTGAAGGTGGAAATATACATGTGGCTGGTGGCTACCGAAACGAAACACTTGTTCCTATTGCTTCGGATGTGACCACACCATCATCCGATTATGAAGGTCGCTCGCCCTATTACTTCGACAATGCAAATATACAGACTCAAGGTGGCAATCTCGATTACGGATTGCGGCAATATGTGAGTGCGGTTGAGTTCAAAGAGGGACCACTCACCAACCCTCACGCCCCTCGCATTCAATCAAAAACGGCCACTGCTACTATTACCGATGTTTCCACCTTACTTGGATTGATTTTCATTACTGTTGATGATGCCTCTTTGTTTCCCGATGTTCAATGGACTCGCACTACATCAAATGTTATTACATTTGCCGTAGGTGACCCCTTATTGAGTCTTGAAATTTTACAAGATGAACCAATTGAACTTTTGTATGCAGGTAATTTTGATTTTACAAAACCTAACAGATTTCTTTGTGCTAATCTCTCAAATGCAGATGTAAGTAATGTAGTTGGTAAAACAATACGAATGAAAAAAGGCGGTCATGCAATTGTAGGAGCAACAGACCCATACAATGCTTCTTCTTCCGAAGATTTAGTAAGTACATTCCGACCCACTGTTGCGGGTGAAATTTGGACTTACACGGTGGCTGTAGGTGACATTGGTGGTGCAACTACACTTTCAGTAGCACCTACTACTGCTACTCTCATGCCTCAAGCAAATACTATTGGTATGAACTTAAGGCCCGGTGATGACATATACCGTGAAGATGCTGGTGATGCTACTGTAATAGATTACATTGGAAGAGTGGCATTCTGTGAATCACCTCTCGCTGGTAGTGGACACGCCACAAACACAGTAATCACGCTTGAAACTTTTACACTCACCAGTTCAATTACTGCTTCCGATAGAACGGTCACCGTTCCCGACACTACAAGATTGCGTAAGGGGATGGCAATTACTGGTACAGGTATAGCCACTGGTGCGTTTATCGCCAGTATCACCAATGCAACTACATTTGAAATGAGTGCTAATGCGGGTGGTAGTGGTACAACTACCCCTACACTCACCTTTGGTGGTAATGCACACGCTATTGCCAGTGGTGACAAACTTCGTATCAATGCTGGCTCAATCATGGAAACGGACCCCGATACTGTTCTTAACCGTAGTTGGTTGTACCCGTATGCTCAAGGTGGCTTACGCAACGGTGACACTGTATGGATGAACATGACAATGAACAACCCTCATGCTGTCGAAGGGTTGTTTGCTAAGTCCCGTGGTGTGCTTAACGAAGGTCAAGTTTGGACTGGATTCAACGGCGGGCGAGGTGCTTTGACTAACCGCCCTCGTGATTCTATTCCGCTTGAAAATTTTTTGATTGGTAATTCGTGTCTTGAAACTGCGAACAACTTTGTTCAACATGTAAACAAAACCATTGAGTTGAACTACGAATCAATGGGACTATCATCATCTCAAGCACCGACTGTTGCTTATCTCGACCCGTACCTTGCTAAGAAAGGACATGCACGAGTTTTGATGTTCGATGTAGCGCACGACCGTGAGTTCATTGCATTCCACGATTTGCACATGCAGGTTCAATCCAGTGCCGCTACACCACATATCGGATTCAGTCGGCATATCGTCACTGCCAGCGGAGTGACAGACCTTGACAAATTCTTGATGAATCAAAACGGTGGTGCGCCACACTACTTTACTACTCAAATAGATGTAGCAAATGGTTTCCCAAGTGAAAATCCATTTATCCGTCGTACTCAACAATCCAAATTTATCGAAAGTGCGTATGTGCATAACATAGGTGGTAATACATCCGAGGATGTAATGAGTACAACATCAGGTGGAGAAAACCCCCAAACTGCAACGGTGACTTACATCACTCAATCACCCACCACCACTGGTACTGGTGCATCAAACAACAACTCACATCTTATGGGTAAAGCCCACGGTCATTATGTACACAGTGGGCTGATGCATGAAAGCACTGGTGATTCTTTCACAATTGCCGACAGTACACTACCCCGTCTTCAACCAGCAGTAGCATCAACATATTGGGCAAATAAAGCACATGTGCTATCGAAGAAAATACTTGATGAATTAGGTACACCGCTGGTTCGTGCGTTAAAATTAAGCCGTAGTGCTAATGACCCTGCACAGTATTCACTTCGTGATGCCAGTACAATGATGGACACACCGGATGGTACACGAGCCATCTCCGCATTCCTTTGCTTGAAGGGTATTCGCTCACAAGCACTCACACTTACCAACCATGAAGAAAGTCGTTTGCAACACCTTGAACATTGGACCAACATGGATTTCGTGCGCCGTCTTACTATCGACTGTGGTGAAGTAGGTATCAAGGAAGGTGTCACTGATATTGAAGCGGCTACACGAGAAATTGTTCGTCTTATCAATCAAGGTGGTGCTAAAAATGCATTCACTGGTACAGCCTCTTCCCTAAGCCCGCTCGCTACAGCAGATGCCATAAGTAGTCCAAGAGAAAAATTGTTTAATCGTACATTAGAGCATACTTTGGATATTGGGTCGGCCTTCGACCCTGCTCCGTGGTGGTTTGCTGATGAGGCATTTGACAGACGAAACCGTGGTAGTCACATGGGATATTTGAGAGCGCACATCGGTCGTGTGGTTGAAGACCTTGATGGTAATGAAGGCTTCTCAATTGTCATTCACTCAACAGTACCCGGAGCCAGTGGTCGCAACTTCTGTACATGGTTGGACAACAGTAAGGGTCAATCGCAATACAAACCTCAATTCCTCGTTGGACACGGTGGACGATTCCGAAACTTTTGGTGTCAACCCGACGAAACTACCGGTGAGAACATGCACCCTGCGCCCATGCCTATCAACAAACACGGTAGGCCGTTTGCTCCTATTACCACACTGCGTGAATACACTGTGCAAGAAGAAGCAGATGATGTATTCAGTAGCAATGGTGATTTCAGTGTTAGACAAAATTACAAATCAAATCCTCAAAAGCGAAGCATATCGGCTTTCAATGGTAGCGGTATGATTGCAAACACAATTAACGATGAATCATTCGAGTCACAAAGTCCATCCAAAACTCTTGTTGAGGGGCTTAGAACGGGTACTCAAGCAATTGGTCGAATTAACTTCGGTGGTATGGTTGCCAGTGGGATTCCGGGTTTTGCCCCCGATGCTGGTGTATGGGGTCTTGGTGAACGAGGTAATACAAAATTCGATATTCGGTACTCCGAGGCAACAACAACAGGGGGTACAGCACCTACAGCCATTGCTGATTATTCCGACCATGTGACCGCTTCTCAAATTGAAAATGTAGGTGATTCACAACTGTATGGTTTCCAATTTGAAGACCATCTTGGAAACTCATACGGTGTGCGTTTCATTTACCGGAAGATGGGTGAAACATTCACCAATGATAACACTGCTCTCCCACCCACACTCGACAACGAAATATGCGTGTACTTTGATGACCGAGATGTAGGACAGGGTGGACTTACCATTGGTAATCACATGATTGGGTTTGGTGATGTGACTGGTCGTATTGATACAACTGGTGACCTTACAGAAGCGTCGTATCGTGGTAATCGCTGGCGTGGTGTACCTGCACCTTCTGTTGGTATTGATGCGAGTGTGACGCTTACTACAAGTAAAATGACTGTTGTTTTACACCCACCGTTTAATGCTGGTACAGTCACTAATTCTCAAGGTGATAGTATAACCGGTGACGATGTAGTGGGTAATCACCCCGATGTTCTTGGTTATCTTGGATTCCCAAAAACAAACGGACTTTTTCAAATCAATGATACATTTACTGGCACTTCTGCAAAAGGTATTGTAGGGCACACATTTTCATACACACATCGTACAGAAGAAAACAACGATGGTACACATGTCTTCTATGGAGTCACAGGTGACTCATTTACTTCCTCTCACTCGGTTGCTAACACAGCAGTAGGTACAGCGATAACCGACTCCGGTAGTGGTGGGACAGCAGTAAGCCAACCCGGAACAAATTCAATGCGTGTTTTACTTTCACCACGAATTAACTGGACAACACTCGTGACTGATGAATTGATGGCGGCTGTGACAGCGGCGGCAATCAACCTTGAAAATCCTAACACACCAAACGGTGTATCATTCGACTGTCGAGATATGTACGCCGCTGATGGTAGAACATTCCGTGAATGGGGTGTAGCCGCTGATGCTATCAAAATACGAGCGCACAACCCAATACGAAGGGCTAAACCACTCGCTAAGATGTTCGAGGCTACCCTTCACAAAGATTGGGGCATTCAAGCCGCCCACCTTGAGTACGGTGAATACACCAAGTTGGATTACAACGATGGTGATTGGACCGTCACTACCACTGATACAATAAACAAACCATACAGTGACGCTGAACTTGATAATCACCGTCGCATGGATGTAGGCTACTTACCTTATACGGTGATACAGATACGAAGTAAGGGTCGAGGTTATCACGCTAATACAGCAACGCCTGTATTAGTCGATTCTTCTAACAGGCCAGTATCGACTACTGATTGGCGAAAGAACCTCAAGGGTGAGTCCTATACCTCAATTACCGGCGACCATATCTTACCTTCACTCAACAATCCAATTTTGAAGTTTGATTCCTATACCGATACTGACAATGTGTTTACCACACACCTCAACGCTATTTCTCATGCGATGATACCTGCTGGACAGGAAAGTAGTTCGCTTTCCAGCCTTGCTAAAGAACCATCATTCGGTGAAGAAATGATACTTCACTATTCAACTACTGATGGTTTAGCGAAGGGTATAGTTGAATCAATCAATGGTTCGGACTCAACAACTAAATTGACTTATCAAGATGGTTATGGGAATGGTTTGTGGACTACTGCATTTAACGGTAATGTAGCAGATAACTTTGTTCTTACTCGCTTCGCTCAAAGCGATGCGCCCGGATTTGAGGTTGAGTCAATAGGCGGATTCCGTTCACACGGTAGCGTTGACAGCGAGCCTATCATTTACTTCCGTGGTGCGAGGGATAGCATAGACCACAGCATACCGTTGTACTTCGGTGGTGGATTTAGTGGTGTCACGCTTGACATTAACGATGGTACACAAAACGATTACTCACCATTCTATACTCACCCTTACTCCAATGGACCTACCGGTACTGCCGGTATTCAAAACGCCAATGAAATCAGCGGGTCATTCGCTATGGTGGACTGTAATGCACTGCTCGCTTTCTTCCCCGGTACAGCCCTACTCAATCAACACCGAGGTTCAATCAACAGTCCGGTGTCTAACAAGAACAGCATCCTATCGCCCGACCTACGGGGTGGCAATTTGGATGCCGACTTCGCTTTACTCAATGCGGCGGCGGCTGGTGATGTACGAGCGAGATACAATGCAGGTATTGTTCGCCAACAGCCTGTACCGTTGGTGCTTCGCTTTGCTCATCCTACTGCCCGCTACCACGACAGCCAGCCTATTGTTGATGCAACCTGCGATTACAACAATGATGCCACAATCACAATGGATTCGACAGCACAACTTGTTGTAGGAATGGCGGTCACTGGTACAGGTATTCCCGATGGGGCTACAGTGGCATCCATTACCAACGCTACCACATTTGAGTTATCGGCGGCTACTACTGGCGGCTCGGTTTCAAACGGTACTTTAACATTCAATTACATTGAAAACAAGACCACCTACCTCATCTATGGTCCCGGTCAAGCATTCCCATTCACCGAAGACGACAACTCCAATGCGGCTGTCGAGCCACACCCCGGATATGTCGTCACTACCGGCAACACTTGGAGCAAAGTACCTCACAGTAAGTACCTACCAAATGAAATTACCAACAGTGACAACTTGTACGGCCCACCCGATTCGGCTTACCAAACCGCAAGAAACCGCTACCACTGGCGCACCACACTCAACTGGTCACCGCCGCAGGGTATTCCAAATGTGGGCTACCTACAACAGCGACCCGAACACGGTTCCCACTATGGTGAGGTCTTCACCAACCCAACAAGTGGTAAAATTACCAGTGATAATAAAGGAGATTATTGGAAGGCTCACCCGTACAAACACAGTGCAACTGCCTACTATGGTATTGCCATGAGTGCGGATATGACCTTCCACATGGACGGCGGCTTCCACCCCGGCGGTTCGTGGTTGGACAACCAAGTTTCTTTCAACCCACCGAATCCAAACAGCAACTACCGCTATGCTTTGGAAGCGTGGAACCAAGTCAACGCTACTGCTTATCGTGTATCGGGAGTAATGGGTAAAACCATCCTTGAGGGTGCAAACAGCGAAACTGCGCTTAACTTTGACACTGATTATATTGTAGTTGACGGTACACGCTGTCAAAATGGCGAAGAACTGGCGACTATCATCGGTCAAGCAATCAACGAAAACCCCGGTAAAGGCGCACTCAAAGCAATGGGTGGTACATTCCTACCATCTATGGGTAATGCATCCCGACAAGACCGCTATGGTTGGGTTGAAATGACATTTGAAGCGTACACCAATGCCGCAAGTACAGGACCAACTGTTAATGCAGATACGCTGATTGGTAATCTTTATGCTGGGACTTTAGGAACTGCCATTAACTCAAGAAATTACATTCAAGCAAGTATCAGTGGTGCTACTCAAGAAGAATTAGAACAATTACCTATGAGTGGGTGGGTGCGTACACCTACTGGTGGTCGTGACCATACAGTAGGTGGAGGGCATAGTGACCCCTCTTATCACGCTGGACCAACATGGGGATGTTATCATAGCCGAGAAGTATTCAGTGACAGTGGTACTTTCAAAGTGCGGTTTTATCTTGCACCAAATCGTATCGGTGGTTTACCCTTACTTGAAGACCGTATGACATGGCACAATAAATGTGAAAGTGCTACTTTGACTTACCCAAGTCCGGGTCATGTTATCGACCCTAACCCACCAAGCGTACCCGAACCAATTGAATATCCACTTCCATCTCAATTGTATGTATGGTCAAAGGCTGGTGTTCACCGCTTTAACAACGAAAACGAAACCCCTCGTAGCCACATGACACAGGCACACTTTGGTGGGCTGGTGGATGCTATTGACCGTACACGCCCTGTAGGAGCCGTAGGATGGGCGGGAGAGCGTTATTCCTACCTCAACTCCCTCAAGGTTGATACAAGCGCATTTACGGATGCTACCTGTGACTACAACAACGACCCTACTATTGCAATGGATTCAACTGCAAAATTGAAGGTTGGTATGTTGGTGAGTGGAACTGGTATTCCTACAGGTGCTTATGTTCGTAGCATCACCAGTAGCACTGGATTTGAGTTGTCGGTATCAACAACAGGAGGTTCTGTGACAAACGGTACACTCACCTTCACTACCAATCTTTACGCCGCCGGAAAAGGTGCTTGGCATCCTAAAATGGGCTTCACCCCATACGGCTCATCAGCCTCATGTATGAGTACATTAGGTCACTTGCCAAGTTCATACCCAATGTACAACAGTCCCGAATCAAGCCCAAGAGTCAACGGGCAAGAAGCATCGAATACATCATACGATGTTGCTCTCACCACCCCGTACACTTGGAATATAGGTTTGGCTGGAAATGCTTCGTGGTACACTAATTACGATTTTACTGATGTTGAAAGTACAAAAGATATTTTCAGTGCTAAACCTGCACACATGCGTGAAATAGACGCAGATACAAACTTTGTACTCAATCCAAAACTACACCACCAACAGGGTGTATTCAGTCGAGCAATGCTTGTCATTAGCAACGAAAGTGAATTGGCTCTTGTAGCCAAGACTGACCGTGACGGTATCAAGTCAACCGGTGATTGGTTGTCGGTCGTATCAAAGACTCGTGCTGGTGTAGCCGCCGCTACTGCTATCACATTCGCTGGTACTACACGATGGGATGAGCGGTTCCACGATGCTGAACGATACATCGCACCTGCTAACGCTGGTCCGAATGTTGAAGCGTTGATTGCTACAGGAACCGCTACCCCTACTGCTGATGTACCAAACGGTGCTTATGTTTTACACACCGCACTGACCGGTGACCAAGATACCAACTTGTTTAACGCTGAACCTTGTTTTGCTGAAACAGGTGATTTGTTCTTTGACACCGATATTAGCCCCGGTTCCGTTCAACTTGAAGTTGCTACAGATGTATTGCGAAACATCACAAAAGAATTGGAAACAGGTAGTACCGATGCTGAAATTGATAATTACGATTACACTAATGATGACTTTTGGCTTGGTGACACTAACGGCTACAAGTTATCACAGCGTACACCTGCTAAGAATTTCAGTGTTGAACATGTAGTGTGGAAGCGTATGGATGGTGGCAACCTTAGCCTCCCTGCTTCAAATGCACGAGGGTTGGGTGCTGTACCATTTGTCACTCGTGTAGCCGGTGGAAACGCATACACCACTGGTGAAAAACTGTACGGCAACAACCGCTTCACCTTTGAGTCAACGAACAGCGCAATGTTCCCAATCATCCAAGCGCAAGAATTGTCACACCCTCAATTAGCCGCTCGTCACCCCGACTTGTTGCGGAATATCCTTGAAATTCCAAATGAAGAAATTCAGTTTGAAAGTATCACTGTTATTGACGATACGGGGCAAGAACACAAAATCGAGGGTGGTTCACCATTCGGTACAATCATTCGCACCTTCACTCAACTTTCCGACCGTGGGGCACAGGGATTAGCACCAGCCGTTAGTGGTAGCGGAATAAGCCCCAACCTCAAGATTCGCCTACCGGACCCCGATTCAATACCCGGCAACTTAGTCATTCGTTCCGGCTTTGACCGACTCCAAGCCTACCAAACGGAATCAATGGGTACAGGCGGTATGATGACAAAATCAACCGTTGAGCATTTGTTTAACACTGATTCAGTTAGCCCTAACCTCGGTCCTACATACAGTGACCACAATTGGGAACACCTCAAGCAAGGTACAGATAGCCCCGAAAGCACAATGTCGGGCTGGCAAAGTTCCACCGGAAACGCACCTCTTGAAACAGCCTACGAACTACACGACCGAACACTGTATTTCCATGTGACAAAGATGGGTAATACCAACACCCACAAGCACCCGGTCATCTATTCTCATGCAGATGGTGTTGTTAATCACGAACTCACAGGTGTGTCTTTTAGTGGCACTACTTTAACAGTGAATACAACTGTAAACTCCGCTGTGTACGATTCGACCTTTGGAAACAAAGAGCGTGTTGGGGAGCGCAGATTCCTTCGCTTGTACAATCCTACCACCGATGAAGGCGGCGTAGCATCCTTTACCGGTATCAGCGGGTCCACATTTACCGGTTGCGTAGGTGATGAAACATTTAACAAACTTGTTCTTAGCAGTATTACAGCACTAAAAGTAGTTCCATCGTATTACATCCCTGCTGGTAGCACCCGATTCTATGGTTCACGCCGCATTCGTGACCACGCCGAAGTAAGCGGAAACAGCCCCGACATGGCACATACGCATTATGTCAACTACTCGGTGACAGCAGAAGAAGCCATGACTGGTTATTCAATTTACAATAAGCCACAACTCACCCCTGCGCCTATTCCTCGCATGGGCCATCACTTTGTCAACGCTACAATGGCTATGCTACCCGGACATTGGGCGCACCCCGCCTATCAAGGATTATACGACAAACACCGAGCCTGTCGCTCGGCCACCTTACAGTCGGATGAGTATGATTTGATTGGTCTACTGGACATGGGTCAAGATTCGCCCGGCACAACAATCACAAATCAATTACCCACTTATGACCCATTGTTGGTCTTTGGTTCGCTGACCGCTACACCGAGTGGGCCGAGCGATATTCACGGTGGTGGTTTCTCACTGATGTTTGAAACCAAGTTGCGTAATGACGGCTACGGTGTGCTTGCTTCCGAAGGGCAAGCAGGTGTAGTAAACGCCGCTGGTGGGCACACCGTTGTGCTTGAAGCCGCAGGTACTTACACACTGAAAGAACACTTCCCCGACCCTGCGGAAGTTGGAGCCTATCAAATCATTATTCAACCAAATATGCACAGTTCACAGTTCATTGGCTACCATGCTAACGGTGGTGCTACAGCAACACCCGATGGTAGTGTAAATGAATTAACAAGCCAACAAGTTGCACTTGTCGTAGGTATTCGTGAACCCGACAGTGCCACAGGTGCTTACGCTCTTGTCTTGGCTAACGCTACAATGGCAGATGTGCGAGGTTGTGAAGTGTTCATCAATGAGTTGATGATTGACCATGACCCCGACCACGGTAGCCATTTCACCAACATCCCCCCTCTCATGCTGTACAACCCTCTTGGTGTACAAAGCACAGAATCACCAGCATTTGTTCGTCGCTCATTACCCTACACTACTGGAATGTTCGCAGATGCATCTCCGGGGTACACTATCAATATCCCGTGGTGGTCCATTGTCCACAAGGTCGGTCCCGACGATGCCGATGGTAGTCGCTTCAACCACTTGTCTTTGCATCGACTTGACAATTACTACGAGTTCCTAAGAGCCAACGCCGGTTCTGTTGCCGCACAAATTACGCTGGCTGGTTATCCAAGTAATTACCCCGACCTATACTCCGAGATTCTTGAGAACATCAGCCTCACACCTGTGTGTACTTTTGTAAGCCTTACATCAAGTACAGTGATAAAAGTTGATGATGCTCGTGGTTTCCCTAAGCAACCCTACTACGGTATGTTGCTTGAGTACACTGACGCTACAGGTACACGGCGAACTCATTCTTACACTGAAAGAAGCGGTTATGATTCAAGCAACATGAACAAACCACTACAATTTACCATTGCAGCCAATAGTGATTTTACCAGTAATTTAACTGCGGGTACAAAGATTCGCTTGACTCGTGCATACGATTTCCGACCAGCAAACACAATTCTAAATGAAATTGAAACAAGTGTTTTGGCTCACTCTATTGATAATTTGATTACTGGTACTCGTGACACGAACAGCCTACACATGGCTGATGCCTTCCTTTGCCTATGGCATCCAAATCTTGGTCGCCCTCACACCTTTTACAGTGATGCAAGTCGAACATGGTTGAACCCATTAACCGACCGAGCCATCAACCAAAAACCACTTAACAGTATGCCGGAACACTTTGAAACTGTTCACTACCATGACGCTACTTACTACGCCAGCATGGGTCCGTTTGCTTTGCGAATGAAGACAGCCATGCCGCCTACCGAAGCACAATCAACATTCTATACCGCTACATCAGCAAGTGTGAGTAGTACCACGGTCACTGCTACTGGAACTATTATGGCCGGATGGCCTACAAGTGGTACTAACACAGTGTATGTCAACAGTGGTAGTGAAGAAGAAATCTTCACATACACAGGTGGTGGTGCTGGTGGTACAACATTGACAGGGTGTGTAAATGTCAAGGGTACACCGTTGACAACTATGGCAAGTGGAAATCATTCACTGCGCTACTACAAGACCGCTGACCTCGCCGCTGATGGTTCGCATACTCGTCAAGTAGTTTCACACACGGGTAGCACCATTACAACAAATGGTGGTGAACCTATTGCAGACGAGGCTTACATTTTTGTTGACGGACGAATGTATCAAGTCGATGGTTCAGTCACAGAAGGAGATACAACCATTGTGGTTTTCCAAGCATTACCTCAAGAAATAGCAGTAGGCTCGGTCATATACACAGGTGCAGACGGTACACCTCAAACTGCTCAAACCATTGACACTACTATTGGAACAGGACTCATGCAAGGTGGACAGTCGGACAGCAGTGACACGGCCACCAAGAGTATGCTCAATCACTTTTGGCCGAGTGGTAGCCGTGGTGGACCACTGGTGAGTCGTCTTGATGGCTACGCCTATGTTTCATCGTCTTGGGAATACCCACGGGATTACGGCTTTGACGGGCCTATTTGGTCCGATGCTGACGATGACGGTTCTTACACCGTGAGTAGTGGTATCAGTAAGTCGTCGTATGATGGCATCAGCAACCCTACACGCCCACGCCCATTCGGTTATCGCTTTGGCCTACGCCAACCATACAACAAACCGCAGTGGTCTATGTACGGCTTGCGAGCATTGCGTGAAACAGCGATTACAGCAACCAACGCCAGCGTTGCATACAAGCATGGTCCGTTTGTACAAGAGGAAACTCAAACATGGACTTACGCTGGTGGCAACGGTAGTTCAAACCCAACATTCCCTAACACATACACCGGTATTATGGAACGCCAAACCAACTTCTCCGCTATGCTCGGCGTTGACAAACCGGAGTGGCAGGTTCGGTATAGCGACGGTGTGCGCTACACCCGCCCATTCGGTTGCCCTGTACGCACCCTACGCAACAGTGCTACTGTACTGCGTGATTGGTGGGGCGATGGCAACGGTAAGGGCTTAGACTCAATTGAGAGTGCGGCAAAATACTACCTCGTTGATTGGTGGGGCAACACCCGTGGTGAAGATATTCGCCGCTTCCCTGTCCGGTCATTCGGTATTCGCCCATCATGGGATGCGGGTGACGCATACGAGTATGACCGACGCAACAACCGTACACCGTATCAGCGAATACACAACAACGGAAAGCACCTTGTCAACTTGAAGGGACTCACCAATGCGGCAGACTCGGCATTGAGTATTTCAGCAACCGTACCAAGATTTGGTGGTCGGTTAAACAACACCAATAGTAATGACTCAACAACACTGGTTGATGTATTCATGCCATCAAACGCACAGCGTGTGGGTGACATGGGTAATGGTCGAGGTATTCGATACCCAACTCAATTCAACGAAGATGTACTCACCGCATTGAGTGAACCAATACACACCACGGGTCTTGTACTCTCTCATCACACCGCCGAGCCTATCCTCAATGATGGATTTATTCGTGCAAGAAACGATACACTGCAAGCCGATGAAGTACCTCGTGGTATCAGTTCACGCTTAGAAATTGCAGAAGATGGATTACTCAAGCCCGAAGCAGTAGTAAGCGACCGTATGGAGAACATCGTAGGTGACTCACCTCACAAGGATGCTGTAAGCCGCAGTAGCCCCCGTATCGGTCTTGACACCGAGAACCTACAAGGTGTGGACACCAATCAAATCATCATCAACACCGAAGCGCACAGCCTACACACAGACCGCAATGTAGGACAGCGTGTTGTGCTACAGGGTGGTATGCAAACTGGCTCTCAAACGATAGGCAACTACGACCTCACCGCACTCAACTTCGGAGGACAACCTCAAGGTGGCGCAGTGCGTATGAGTCACACCTCAAACTTCAATCCGCTTGGTGGTACTTACCTTGCTGAAACCCGCAACTTCCTTTCACCAATTGACGACAGTAATTGGGGTGCTTTCACTGATGCTACATGTGATACAAACCACACATCCGGTTTGTCCGATGGTTCTTCAACAAGTGTCCGACATGTCACTATGACTTCCACTGCAAAATTAGTTGTGGGTATGACCGTATCGGGATTGGGTATGCACGCAAGTGCTACCATAGCCGCTATTAACAATGCTACTTGTTTCACTTTAAGCCATGATACCACCGCTACCAACACGAACACGACATTGAGTTTCGGTCCACCTACAGCAATGGGTAGCAACCCCTATGTGACAAGCGTGTTTACCAGTGCTGGTAAGCGTGCTAACGCTGTTGATAAGACCATTACATACATGATGCGTCCTGTTCGATTGATGGATAAACAGCACATTGAGATGTTCCGTTCTAATCTCAACTTACACTCATCAGCCCCACAATACGGTAGCAACTACTTCGGTGCTACCGCTGGTGGTAAATACGGTTTATTCGTTTACAGCGTTGACAACGGTAGGGCAACAGGCGGTGGTACATACATGAGGTCAACAAGCCCCGATACCAACCCACCTTATGCGCCCGCTTTCCTCATGGACATTAGTGCAAGCGATACTGTACCTATGAGTAAGGGACCAAAAATTATCGGAACGGGTGATAGCGGCTTTGACAGCAGTAAAATTGACAATGAAGTGACTCGTGTAATTATCAGTGAAAATACTTTGGAACATTATCGTGCTGACGCATCACGCCGTCGCACATCCGTGGAGAGCGATGAGAGCGTTGTCCGTAAGGACTTCACCGTACAACCACGCTACTCCCAATCCCTTCATCCAAAAGGACATAAAGGAGATGTTGACTACAACTCAACGGACCACACAGGTGATGGCGCATGACGGGTTTTGATTTTTGTGATTGTTGCTCACCTGCTGACCTTGCTTTCGCTTTGATGAAGGCTAAAAAGGAAAAACCATTCCACGGCTACAATCCAAACAAACACAGCAAAAAAGGTGGACTGAACGCTAAGGGTCGTGCCGCCGCCAAGCGCAAGAGTGGCGCAAATCTCAAACCCCCTGTGACGACTAAACCAAGTAAACTCAAGCCCGGCTCAAAAAAGGCCAAGAGGCGGAAGTCTTTTTGCGCTCGCATGAGTGGCATGAAAGGAGCAACCAGCAAGAAGGGTAAACTTACTCCTAAAGGCGCATCACTAAAAAGGTGGAATTGTTAATGAATAAACCGTTTGAACAAGCATGGAAATTATTGAAGGCTTTGCCCGAAGATTCACTTTATACCGAAACAATAGATTCGGACCCGGCTTTTACAAATCAAGGTGGCTACCAAGTAGCACCATCCCTATTGAGGATTCAAGAAAGATTGAAAACGATGCATCCTGCAATCGTAGGTATGCTAAACAGAAGAAAACCTTTTGGCGAAGGTATAGGAAAGATAATTCCCGAACCAACAGACGACCGTGGGTACGGGTTAGACCCGGAAAAATTCCCCTATGAAATGTATCAAGATTCACAAATAAATCGGAATCGGATTAGGGATGTGCCCACTGCGACTAAACAGGGTTATCCAACGGATGAAGAAGGGTTCCCTGCACCATATACAAGTCAAGACGACTACCGTTCACCGATGTATGGCAATGAAGCGTTTAGATTTATGCAACAAGTTGACACGCCTACTTCACGGCATGTTCAATATGACCCATATAGGACTTATGATGGCAAAGAAAATACAGGTCATCAATCACCCGAAGTAGCAATGGGTCAAGAAAGAAAAAATTTCTTTAGGGCACCACCCGACCAACTTCTCCCTCGTGACCAATCAATGGGACAACGAGTACCATACACTCCCAATTCGTAATGATGGGGCAGTGACATGGTGGTAATCAAGAACACAATTGTTGGCCGGTTCAATACCGACATGCCCGCAGTGATGGACCATGTGCGTAAGCCAGTGTTCGTTGACAACGCTGTTCATCATGCAAAGGTGGACACGAGTACAGGCGTACAGGCGAAGGTCACCATTGAAAACAGCAACGCATCCACCTTCCAAGTCATGCCCGAAACCCGTTATCAAATCGTTGAGGGTGAGTCGTCAATTCAAATCACACATAAAGAAACTCCGGGCCACAGTAGTACCGCAGTACCCTTTTTAGGCGACAATGTATTGAGTTCAACCAACAAACCAATGCTTGTTTACAACGCTGACAACCCGGCCCAACGCTTGGTGACTTCAACGCTTGAGTCAAGCACTGTTGGTATCTTGATGAACTTAAGAAATATGAAAGGTAAAACACTTAACGACCTCGGCTTCTTTGAGCGTGAAGTTAAGTTGGGACAGCCGATTGATGTTGGTCTTCGTACTACCGACATGGCGATTCGCTTAGGTCAACAGGCCACTACGAGCATGAACAGTTTCAACATTGGCCGCAACATGGCCGCTACAAACAACAACAATGGTCGAAGAATGCACTCCAATCGTTTCCTCGGTCAAGACTTCGCTAATGTCAACTTGATGACAGCACTGCGTTTCATTGGGCGACACGACAGCCGTATGGTGTTGATGGACCGTTTTGGTAATATGCTCTATGTACCTATCACATTCAGTGAAGCCACTGCTACAGTGGATGCTGACTTTCACTTCGGCTCGACTCGCAAAGACCCAGTGGATAACACGCCTAATCGTATCACTGTACAGGGTCAACCAATGGCATTGAATGACTTGGTTATTGTCACTGTTAATGATACTGAAAGGCAAAGTGGTATCAACGGTGAGATACGAGAAGAACCCGCACCTGTCGTTGATATGACTGTACGCTCAAGCAGAAAGGCAAAGAGTGTAGGTCGTCAAATCCTACGAGGTAATACGCTTTCCGCTGGTGCAATCAGTAGTGAGGGGCATCCGGGTTTGACCCACCTACGCCCCGGTATGACCATCGAGTACGGTGGAGTAAACCGTGTCATCACAGAAGCAAAACACACACCACTCACAGGCTACACTGACCTAACCATGCTCAACATCGAGTCGGGTATAGAAGGGGTACTGCAAGGTATAAGCGAGGGAGCAAATGCTGTTTCCGGCGCAGAAGCACCGCTCACCTATGTACAGATTGTCGAAGAGAACCTATCCATGTTTGGTAAGATTGAGTTGCGTATTACTTCCACAGTGACAGAACGAGGTGTACACAACACCGCCTTCCTTATCGGAGGGGTTAAAGGCACGAAGACAAGAGGCAAAATTGGTGGCACTGGCCTACCAATAGGTGCGAACAAATCCGAATACAGGAGTTATTGACATGCCCGTATCGAATCACATACGCCGTTTACTCCTACAAACCATCGCTGATACCATCAACGAAGTAGTGGTAGGCTTCGACGGTACACCGGCTACTTCGGAGGATGGAGCGGCTGGTCGCCCTGCCGTTGTCCTCACGCCGACAGTGACGATTATTGACGACACTGCTCTCCTTGTCGAAGCATCCATGAGTGTAGATGATGCATTCGATGATAAGATTCGTGAGGTGTACATACAGAATCGTAGCACCTCCGACTTCACACCAGTCGCTCGTTATACGACAAAGCCGATTATCAAAACATCGGCAAATGAAATTAACATTGAAATTTTAATTGAGGTGGCATGACATGGGAAACGGCAATCCAGTATCGGGACATACGAATCACAATTTGACAGTGACAACAGCAACTAACGCTGACGGCTTGGCTGACGGTGACCACATCATATCACCCACACTTACCAACATGATTGAGGGTGTACACGGTAATGGCATCATTATGTACGATGATACATCGGTAGGCGAAGGTGACAGGAATACACCCGCCAACTTACCCGGTGCTGTCAATTATGCCAGTGGTACTACTTTCACTGTGAAAGGTGGATATGTCGTTCTTGATGGGGTCATGTATCAGTTCGCAGGTGGTGTAGGTACAACAACAACTTACACATTGAATACAAGCAGTGCCAGTGCCGCAGGTTCACACACCGCCCTTACCAGTGGTAAAGAAGCACTTGTTGTCGTCTATGCTTGCGCTGACGATACTTCCACTGTGAAACATATTTATTGGGAATTAGGAACAGCCACCACCGTAGGTGCTAACGCCTATCCCGCTTGTTCCACCTCTTTCCTCAATACACCTACTGCAACAGGTAGTAGTGCGTTGGCAAACACCCAAACACTCGTTCTCGCTGTCCTCCGTGTCGTGTATGACGCTGGGGGCGATGACCTCAAGTTGGCTATCACAGAAGTGAATGACAAGCGTGTGTTCATCCGACCATCACCAATGTACTTCTCACCCGTCACCACAGGTGACATTGCCGCTACAGCCGAAGTTGACTCTCATACAGAACTCGATAACTTCCACAGTGGTGAAGTGGGTGGTCTTACTGGCTCACGCTTTGGTGCAATGTGGCAATCCTTTGGGGCACAAATCGCCAGCACTACAGCAGGTGACAACGATAAGGATGTGTTGTACTACAGTGGTACTCACGCCGCCCGTTTCACTCGTTCAGTGTTTGACCGTGTGTTGACAAGCACTGCTACCAGCATTGACCTCACATCAACCGATGCTAACATCCTCGTGCTTACACCGGGTGGTACATTCGCTGTGACTACCAGTGGACCCTTCCCAGCGGGTTATATCATCGAGATAAAGAACACCCACGGCTCTAACACTGGTACATTCGCTCTCACCAACTCAACCACTTCTGCCATCGGTGACACCGCCGACAGCGATGGTGGGTACGCTAAGTTCGTCTGTACAGTAAGCCATGCGACCAATCCAACCTTTGTTCGGTTAGTGTGAATAGGGCGATTCAAAATAGAAGAAGAAAAATTATTCTCAACTACTTTCACTGTTGTTTTTCTTAATTGCGGTATCTTGCCAATAGTGCCCACATTGCCTACACTGTAGCAACAGGAATCGCTCACGCTCATCATCAAGGTAGCGAGCCGATATGCGTCGTGCTATGTGCCAATGGGCACAAGCCCTACACTTTACTTTCAACTTCTCCAACAGTCGCCCCATCGAAACAAGCCTCGCAAAAATCTCCATCAACCAATACTTCGCATGGTTCATCGCAAAATGGGCAAATGTATCTGTTCATTGTGCTGGCCTTCGTGCTATAATATCGTCAATGCGTAGGATGGAGTTGGTGACTTCACTGGCACTCAATACTGCTTGACGAACAAGTTCGGCGGGTTCATACACACCAAGTTCCATCATACTACACACACCACCGTTGTGTACATCGGGGCCAATCTCACGGTTCCCCTGTAGGATTTCGTGACGGATGGCGAGAACTGTATCAAGTGGGTCATGCCCAGCATTCTCGGCAATGGTAGCAGGGATGCACTCTAAGGCATCAGCAAAGGCTTCAATCGCCATCTGCGCCCTACCACCGATTTGAGCGGCGTGTTGGCGTAGATGGGATGACATACGAGCGTATGCGTTTCCTCCACCAACAACGAAGTTGCCGTTCTTTAAGACTAATGATACAACACCAAGAGCGTCATCGAAACCACGCTCAACTTCTTCAAGGGTGTGCGTAGTAGCACCCCTTAGCACGAGTGTTGCTTCATCACTCTTGACATTGCCCTGTACGAAGAGATACCACACATCGTTGTGCCGTTGTCGTTCAACCGTACATTTGGTAGCAGTATCGACTTCCTCGGCTGTTTGGTACACTGTAGCCCCTGTGACCTTGCTCAAAGAGCGTAGTGTTGACTCCGGTGTTCTGCGAGCAACCATGATGTTATGCTTCTTGAGGTGGGCGCAAACATGGTCATTGACCGCATCACGGACAAAGACTACGCCACCCTTCGGCATTGCTTTCACAAGTAATTTAGCCGTTGAGATGAGGTTTGCCTTACCCGATGATTTGTATGATTGGAATGACTGTGCATCGAGTTGGACCTGTACATTGTCTTCACTCTTCTCGTTCTCAAGGCCGGTGTTCAACAAAACGATGTTGCTGTAGGCATCCTCGCCCTCAAGCACATAGTCCTTGTTCACAATCGACCCTTCGTACAAGTACGAGTCATCGAGTGAGCCACCGGGGAAGGACACGACCTTCACGCTTTCAGCGTCACCCGCCTTCTCGACAGCCGCCACGCATAGTTCAGCAACGGCATCGAGTGAGTTCTCAAGTGCTTTACCTGTGATAGCAGTTTTAGCAACTGATACCAACACTGCTCGCTCATTGCTTGTGAGTGAAATATTAGTGTGAAGGTACTCAACGGCCATTTGTGATGCTTCGTGATAACCACGACAAATCACATTTGGGTGCAATCCCTTCTCAAACAACATTTCGCTGTTTCCGAGTAGTTGACCTGCAAGAATGACCGTACTTGTAGTACCGTCATAGCACAGGTTCTCTTGTGTCTTCGCTACTTCAACAATCATCTTACCACCGGGGTGAGATACATCAAGTTCACGCAAGATAGTAGCACCATCGTTTGTCACGATAACACCACCTCCGCCATCAACCATCAGTTTGTCCATACCCATAGGTCCGAGGGTCGATTTGACGGTATCTGCTACCGTCTTTGCCGCTCGAATGTTGTGTATCTGTGCTTTGCTCTTTGTGCTTTCTATTTCAGTCATGTCTTCACCATTCCACTTCTATTTCGACCACTTCACCAGTTTCCAAATGTCGTGATTTGATATACCCCTCGCTCTTTCCGAATTGATATAGGTCGAATGTAAGTTGGGCATCACTAAGGCAGTATTTGGCTACCTCATCGAATTTACCCGCTCTCCATGCTAAAGGCGCATCTTCACTATTCATTAACTTATTGTCCTCTAAAGTGGTCTTTGTTAGCATACCGAGAGTTGTTGATACCTTACCAACGGCTGTTGCCGCCTTCTGTACCAAGTGCTTTGTGTCAATGACCGCATCGGCCTTACCGAGTATGTCACCCGCCGTCCAGCAATCGAGTGCATCACGAAGTACAGGTAAGTCAAATCCCTTGATGTTATGACCGATGACAACGCCACCGCCAGCCACATGCTTTGCTAAGTCCTCACCGAGTGTACGAGGATGGAGTTCTTTCACTGTAGCATCAATGTCCAGTGACTTGTTGCAATACACCGTACCATCGTTGCCATTCCATGTAGCGACAACTGTAGGCTCAAAGGAGGCGGTCTTATCCCATCCTCCGATTTCCCACGAGTAGTTGCCTGTTTCAATATCCAATGCCATTATGTAACTCATTTCTTCGCCGCCTTGTGTTGGTAGTAAATCCGCTTGCCTTGCTTGCGGCTGTTAAACATCTTGGAAGCATAATCCTTGAAATGTCTTTCTGCTGTACTCTTCGATACTCCGGTGTTTTCGGTGTACTTTGTGAGTACCGCTTGCTTCCTACGCCATTCACCGTTGTGTCCTTCAATCTCATAGCCCACGCTATCGTTGTACGCCTTGAGCATCTGCTCAAGCAATTTGCCCTCTTTGGCCTTGTTTCCGTTCACTTCAACGGAGTCTTCAAGCCATGAGATAAGGTTTAGGAACAGGTCGTGTAAAATCTCATGAGCCATGTCAACATGTTCTTCTTTGATTTCCCATGATTTGTCAAGCAGGGCCATGTGAAGGGAAATGATACCGAGGTAGTTCTCAATACCCGGTGTGAAGGATGCTACGATTTCCGACATAGCAGGGTTCATCTTAACGAGTTCTTTGTAAATGTCATCGGATGCTTGATACAACGCAGTGGTGTAATTTAAACCGGGTTTGAACATGTCCCACATGTATTGTTGTACTATTTCTTCTCGCTCATCATCACTCATTTCACTCCACTGTAAAAATTCTATTTCAGCCAAGTTCAATAGGCGGTCACGAATGCGTTTATCAGTAGTTTTGAAGTAATCGTAAATATCATCCTTAGTCAAATCGTTTTCTTCGGGTCTTCGCCAAAAGGTTGCAAGACGATTAGTGCTTACCTCTTGACGCATCCCCATGTCCCAGTGCGCCCAGTACAGCAGTACACGCTGAAAGATACCTTTTGTCAACACATAGTCCTTAACACCCTTTGGTGGGTATGTGGTAATCCATAAAGATACCAAAGAATCACACTCAATTTTATTTCCCTTCATGTGTTTTACCAGTACATTGCTGTTGCTACCAACGGCATTACACGCTGTTTGTAGGTACAGTACAGTTTCTTGACTGTGCTTATTTGGAGTAAGTAGGATAGACCCTTCATCGAAGTTGATAGCCTTGCGCCCTGCGAGTAAGCCCGGAACAGTTTCAAATTCTCCTGTGGGTTTATGGTTCTCATCAAGCACTGGATTAGTTGAGCCGATTAGACCTGCATCTGTTCCCGATGCGAATGCATCATAAGGGACTTCGATATTTTCCATAACATCACTGATAAAGTTCCAAGCGATTGACTTACCAGTACGAGAAGGTTGAATCCAAAATACATGTACACGAGGGTCGAGGTGGGAGTCGCCAGTAGGAATACGGACATAGGGTAGGGCAACTTGGCCTTGAATGAAAAAGAATGAAAGTAGTGCTGGTACTTCATTCATCATGGAAGTTTGTGAAAAGTGGTGTAAGTACCCCTCAAGAACGGGGAACTTCTGTACGGCTTTGTAATTTGAAATTTGAGTCATTGTATCATTTCCTGTTTCTTTTGTTCTTTATATATCATCGTCGGACTTTTCGTTCTTGCTTCACTGGTTCTTCACTTGTAAGTATCTTGATGAGTAGTTTTCTTCTTACCTCACCCAAGCCTTTGATTTGCTTGAGTGATTCGGGGAAGCACATCTCTTCGATACTACCGCATGATTCGAGTAAGCGTTCGGCCACTTCACGACCAACACCGGGTACGGTCATTATCATGTCCAGTCGTAGGTCATTGCTTGCTACCCTTCGTATGCTTTGTGCGCCATGCTTGCTTGCTGGCTTGTGCAACTTGTCATGTAATTTCACAATGAATTGAGATGCACTACTCACATCGGGGGTGAAGAATACTTGGCATTCAAAGTCGCTCATAATACGGGCGATAGTACCTGTCATTTCGGCCTGTACTCTTGAATAACTTACTTGCTTACCGTTGCGCTTCGCCATCGTGATGTACTTCTCAATTGAGCCGTGTATGACAAGGAAGAAACGCTCAAAGTTAGCATCCATGTTATCCAGTTGTCGCCATAGGTGACCGGAGTGAGATGATTGGAATAGGTCGGGAATACTTTTAGCCTCAACTAACGCACCACCGAGTAGGTAATCACCTACGACAAGGGTTTGTCTTACGACATTTAGGCCAGCCTTCTTCGCCTTTCGTTCAATGGCTTCACACAACGAGCCACGCTCATTACTGTCAATTATCAAGTCAGGTTTCATCAACCAACCCCCAAATCACTAAATTGTAGGCACCGGATAAATTCGCTTCTGCTCTTTCTTTACCGACTTCAATAAACTCACGATTTTTACTTAAAATATTTCCAAGTCGAGGCATACTTGGACACCATCGAGGCCAAGTTTCATGGAGATGAGTGTGTATCTCTCGTGTATTTTTATTGCCATGTTTGAGTAATTTTATCACTCTTTTAATCGTGTTAATGTTTCTTCTTCTTTTAGGTTTAATTTTATCATCGTATGCGTCAAATATATTGCTCATAGTATCACTCCATATCGCCGGTTCCGTCGTAGTATTTGCATTTACCTATGCAAAATCCTTCTTGGTAAAGTGTGGCGCAGGTGGCATGTGGATAACCCGACATGACGATACTGCGTACCTGTTCTTCTGTTTTTTCTTTTCGATAGTCCACCCAACCTTGACCGGAAATGATTCTTGAAATCATACCTACATGCTCTTCCTTTTCCTTCTCGGCTATACGCCAAGCGGGAAAGAACATACGAAGCCGGTCGGCTAAGTAGGAGGCAAGGTGAAACCTCGCCCTGTGAGTAGGATTGCCGCCACCCATAGCGGCCTGTGAAAGACACGGAAGCATGTGAATGTCATCGAGTGATACTGTAGGTATTTCCACTGTTTTTATTTGTGTCATGTTAGCAAAGGCACTCTTGACAATGTTTAATTCGATAGGGATGCTACCTAACTGTACATAGCCTGTGTGAGATTCTTGACCTATATCCATCAAGTCATCGTATGATGCGTTCATAACGAGGTCACTACTCAACGGTACACCCCACACCTCCCGCTTGGCGTTGTATGAGTTGGGTATTCGTATCATACCGCTTGTATCGAACGCTACCGTAGGGTCATTGCATCGTAGGCCACCGAGTTTGCTCTCCCATTTGTTAATGAGCAACCTACCGGAGTGTTTTATGCGTGAAAGTTCATTACCGTTTTTAGGTTCAAGGGTCTTAGCCAAAGGAACCCATACATGGTAGCCGCCCCCACTAAACCAAATGTAGTGTAGTGTATCTTTTTCAATTAAATAACTGTGAAGTTTCCTAACTTCCGCTTGCGGAACCTCAAATGGAACATCTTTGCCCCTGCTCTTGAAATCCTTACAATCGAAGTCCAATACAAAATGGTGAATCTTCGGTGTGTTGTAGTCAACCCTGTGGTGTTTAGGTGCTTGTGTTTCATTGAAACCGTAAGCGGTAAAGTACACATTACCACTTCCGTTCTTACCAGCCCAATACTGTTCAAGTTCGGCTGAACTACGAACAATACGCCGCCAGCCCCGCTCACCATTACTCGGCAATTCGAGTACCTCACGAGGGTAGTCAATAGGTACGAAGGGCACGCTATCACCGCTTTTCGTGTAGTAAAATTTCGAGGTCTTTCAAAAGTGCATCAATCAATTTGTTCACCTTTGTCACCCGTAGGTGTGAGGGGTGAACCGTGTAAATAACCAACAAAGGGTGTTCCTTTGTTGCTTCCCCACCTATGTCCATAAACTCGCTTAGTTTCGTTTGTCGTATTACTTGGCGAGTGAACATCTTACGGTTGGGTAAACGCCCACCACTCGTTTTGTTTACTTTCACTTCAATGTTAAATGTACCAGTATTATCATTCAACATGCGCTCCAAAATCATAATTGCTTCCATCATTTTTCATCTTCTCCATCTTTTTCTAATTTGTCCAAGAACTTATTCGCACCGGAACTTTCCAGCCATTCTAAATCATCAGCCGGATTCCAATACTCGCAGTGTTCTTGATAACTGCACCACCCACATTTGAACTCGTTATTACCGGGGTCGGGTGGAAACTCCATGTTTAGGTGTGCTTCAAGTAGGCGCACCAAACCTTTCTCGATACTCTTGGAAGCGTGTCTGCCTCCTTTCTTTGAATCTTCATAGAACATGGTAGGCCCATCGCCGCCGTTGATACCACCACCGGGGAACTCCCATCCCCAATGGGTGATAGGAAGGAACTCGTAGTGTGGGCTATGCTCAAGCATCATCTTGTAAAATTGCATCTCTTTACGCATGGCCGTGGGTTTGTTCTTGTTGTACTTCCCGGTCTTCAATTCCATAAGAGCGAAGCCATCATCGTCAGCAAATAGCCCGTCAATAAAACCATTCATGTGAATAGGAATGTGAACGCCATCGACTTCAACGAAGCGTGTGGCCTGTATGTTTGCTTCAATAGCGACGGGTCGCCATTGCTCGCCTTTGGTGATAACCAAGCGATTGAATTGCCATTTCACCCATTGTGCAATTTGCTCATCTTCACCGAACTCATACGGTTCGGGAGGGGATGGTATAGCACTGTTGAATAACTTTTCAGCCTCAAGTAAATCACCTTCATCAATCAACTTTAACACTGATTTTTCTTGTTCATCGGTGTAGTTGAGCCAAAACCACTCCATCATGTCGTGGACATTCAGCCCTCGTATGTGGTGGTCAACTGTTTCTCCACGAATACCTAAGAACTTCTCAATGTAGTATTGCTGTGGACACCAGCCGAATGTACCATAACTTGACTTGGTGACTCGGAGGATAGTAGTGTCATCCTCATTCGGATTCCAAGCGTAGGTGCTACTCTTGTACGAGTCAGCCTCCAATTGATTACCAGTAGCCTCAAGGTAATCGTCAATGCGTGGGCGACTATCATCACCAGTAGGATTCCATCTCATTCTTTCGCCTCATCATTCAATTTGTTAATACGGTGCGCTCGCCTCGTATCGTTAATACGGTCGGCTCGTTCTTGCATTTTTTCGTGGATAGTTTTTTGCTCCATCTCAATCAACTTCTGCAAGTACACAGCCAAGTCCATAGCCTCTTCTTGGGCGTGGATAAGCCATTCAAGGCGGGAGAGTGGTGCGGTTTCCATAGTGACCCCGTACTTGCTCTTGCCTACTTCTGCTCGCTGTGCAATCTTCTTGCATACTTCATCTTCGATTCTGCTCATTTGTATTCCTCCTTGCTCATTACTTTGACCTTCTATATGTTCCCGCAGAAACTTTTCTTGCGTGTCTTTTACAATAGTGGGCTAATTGAGTAGGACTTCCGATATAAATACTTGAACCTTTTTTATCTATAATCGCACCCTTAAGTTCATCAAGAGTAAATACATCGTTTTTAAGACTCTTTATGCCTTCTATTACCCATTTTTCAATCAACTTCATTCTAAAACCTCCTTTGGTGGTTTAATTTCAACAACTCTTTGCATCCCTGCTTGCCCTGTGTAATCGTAAATGTCGCTTCTTGGGTCATACCAAAGATTCCCACAATCCAACATAACAGGTTCTATGCTATCGTGTATTTCTTGTTTAGTTTCAATAGAATACTCCGATTCCATATAATCAATACCTGCCTTTTTACTGGTGAAATACAGATAAAATGTCCCATCGGGTAAATCCGAGCGCACTTTGAATCGCCATAGATTTTTCACAGGTTTGCTGATATTCGGATTGTCTGTCGCCTTCATTCTTCCTCACCTGTTATTTCCTTAATGATTCGTTCTGCTTCACATAACTTACAGTGATATTTGCTTTGAAACTCCGGTCTGTGTATCATTGGTTTTATGCACTTCATTTTTTCTTCCTCCTGTTGGAGCGATTGATGTTAAGCATTGTACCGCCTGTTGCTTCGACTACCTTCGTATTGAGTTTCATCAATTTAGTTTCAAGTTCGGTTTTGACCTCTTCAATTTTCAATAGGGGGTTTGGTAGTTGAGTTATTTGATTCATCACTTCTGCCGCCACCATTACTTCCACAGTGGTACTAAGCATGTTTTCTAACTGTAGCACTCGGTCCTCCAATGATATGATTGATGCTTCTAACTTCTTAGTGTAGTTCGCCATCATCCGAGATTGTTTTCTATTACTGTAGCATGTTTCGCACATGTTCTTTAATTCCGTACTTACATTTGATGTTGTAGTAAAAATTTCACTACAAACGATACAATTCTTTTCTACCATTTTATTCACCATTCCCTCAATACTCGCTTCGCAGTGAGTCGTTCTAAGTCCCATCCAAGTGTTTCGTACACCGTCTTGAGTTTCTTTGTCACCATCTTTTCAACACATGTTGACCAATCAATTTCATACTCATCCAACTCCGATGCATCATCATAGGCAATCACATTGCATTGAGGTTGACCTTCGGGTACACCATTGATGAACACCCACTTGATGCTATCACCTTTGTTAAAATCAGTGTTATTGTACTTGTTTGAATATCTTGCCGCCTTAGCCGTGTTAGGTACTACCTTGTCGTACTCGTGGAGTTTCTTTGAGATACGACCGTAGGCGGTCACATCATCCAATGCACCACCACCATAGACAGCCTTGACCATAGGGCGTACCGCATCGAAGACTTCACCTTCATCAGCACCACTGCAAATGAGATTGAATGTTTCCTTCTGTACACGCTTAGTAAATGGGGTTGCGCTTGATGCTTTCATAGCGAAACCAGTCACCTTCATGCTACCTGCTTCTTCAACAGGCCATGACTTCACACCAAAGTTTCTGTTCTTGATGCCAGCAGTGAACCAGTATGGGAAGAAAGCCTCCAACTCAACATCGAGGTATTTCAGCCCCATTTCATCTTGAGCAATGTCGGTGAGTTTCTGTGCCACCTCTTCTGCTTCATCAAATGGCACTTGAATGTAGCACGAGTCAGTGTGACCTGCGAGGCCACGGTAGCCCATTTCTTCGCTCTTGTCCACCAACATACTGATGGACTCACGACCGAGGTAGGTGATACACTGTGCGATGGCATAACTACTCCACTGTCCACCAACCTTCTTACTCCCCGTCATACCATAGATGGCGTTGACAGCGACCTTGACGGCCATTTGAAGCATGTTGTAGCCCAGTTTGGTATCGGGGTCATCAGCCTCACGCATGAGGCGTTTGTACTCCTTACGGAGAGCGAGCATTTGTTTAACAACGAAAGGAAGTATGCCTTCTTCATCTTGCTTCCAGTGGAAAGTACCACCGGTTCCGGGGATGAAGTTGCCGTTCTTGTCAGCCTTTGGTGGTACTTTCAGTGTGAGAATACCTTCGCCCGGTTCGTCAACCAATGTAGTCCAACATAGGTTGGCGGAGAGTATGATGTTAGGATATAGGGATGCGAAATCGACCAGTGCAACATTCTCATGTCGGCCCGGTACGGGTGGCATCACCCATGCCGCCTGTAGTTCGGGGCGGTCTTGAAGGTATGATGAGGGTGCTTTGAGGTCAGTGCGCCGACCAATCAACCCTCGGAAGTATCGAGTGACTTTGTGTGTACTACCGAACGATACACCAGCCAACTGTTGCATAGCAATGTGATAGGAGATGCAATTCAACTTCTCATCACAGTCACGCAATAGTGTGGTATCGACCAAACAGTAGTCAACGAAATCATCGTAGTAGTCCTTCCATCCATTGAAGACTGTCATGCCTTCTATGTCGTTGGTTAGTTTACCACTGAAACCAAGTTCAGTAGCGAACCAGTCCAACTTGCGGGACTGTGCTTGACCCTTACCGGACTTCTGCCATATACCCTCAAAGCCACTACCATCGGTCCACTGCGCCGCAGTGTCAAAGATGAGTCGGCCCTTGATGGGTTGTGCCGTAGTGCGGTATGCGCCCGTCTTCTTGCTGGGTGCAATCACCCTGCGAACAGGTGATAAGCGGTCCCGCTCGACACCCAGTTGCTCGTACAAGTGAGGCAAGTCAGCCCAAGCAATTGCGTGAGCGACCAGCATATCGGGGTTGCATTCCTCAAGGTATGACAAGAAGCCGTCATGCATCTCATCCATGTTAGGATAGGTACGCAACTCGTAGCCTTCGTAGCGGTCAATCCATTCGGTCTTCCGTACTGTGTCACGAATAGATTCCTCGCTCCAAGCGAACACTACAGGGTGGTCACTGAATGTATCGGACACAGCCATGACAGTAGTGGACTGGTCTTCCGTGTCCCATTCAAGGTCAAAGTACCATATCCGAGGTTTGAACTCCGGTAGTTTGTCGGGGTAGTTCGTGAGCAACACTTGGTCGAGGTAGTTGAGGTCAGCCTCGTATGTCCACTTGCCACACTTCTCTTTGACTTCCCACAATTGATTCGGGTGGCGTACTGTCACCTTCATCAGTGGCTTGTTGTCAAGCCCTGTTGCCGTAATGTCCTTGTGTACGGTAGCCCTGTGCGCCCTAAGACGGTTCATCACATACTGTGGTGCGGCCTGTGCTACCCAAAAGAAAGGCTCAACATAGTCTTCATCGCCCTTCATGATGTATCGCTCATGTAGTACCCCATCAGCCCCACGAGTACGCTCATAGAGAACGGGTGGGTCGTATGGGTCATCGGTGAACCAATCAATAATCATCAGTCATCACCTACATTTACGACAACCAACAGTGTTGCTGTCTGTTCAAAGATAACACGAGTGTTGTTGCCCATGTGCATACGAGTGACACCATCATCAAGGTAGTTCAACGAAGCAGGTAGGCTGTCCGTGAACATCGACTGTATGGTGGTAGCAGGGCCATCAGTGTCCGACACAGGTAGTGTAGTGAACAAGCGACCAGTCGATGCTTTACCACCCACTATACCCATCTCTCCCTCACCACAATGAATACGCAACTTGAAGTCTGTATCTTTGCCGAGAAGTCCACGCATGTTTGCGAATGAAAGTAAGTCCTTTGTCATCATTGTAGCGTGTGTACTAAGTCGGTCTGTACCGAACTCACCCCACCCTGCTTCTTGTGATGCTGTTAGCAAACCACGGATATACACACACTTGCTTGCCGACTCAATATCATCAGTGCTTGGTAGTTGCAACTTGTTCCCACCTGCATCTATGTGTAGCGGTTTATGAGAATCCACTTGTCTAAGTGTGATTGTATCTTCTTTGGTCGCCTTGATGAACTTGATTGCTTTCTCAAGGTCAGCAATGTGTAGTACACCATCTTCTGCAAACGGTGTAGGTGATACGAAATACTTTCGCAAGTAAAAGGATGCATAGGCAACCTCAACGATAAGTCGAGTACCCAATGCTTCCATACGCAAGTCCGGTAGTCCCTTCGTGAATGACGAAAGGAACGATAGGAAATCGCTTTTATTCACTGTAATTTTAGTCATAATATCACCTCGTAGTGTGGTAGGAAAAGTGGTTGGAGGGAAAAACCGCACCCCCGTTGAACAGTCGAAACTACCCACTTATTACCGTACAAACCTACCTCACTGGGAGTATCAAAGCGTACCGTCATACAAGTCCGGTAGTCCATGCCATGTGTAATCGCTGTCGGGTCTTGTCACGAAGACAGTCCGAGATTGATTCACAAGATTTGGATTCGTCTTGCACTTGGTATATGTTGCTGTGAAAGTTGTCTTTTCCAATTCACCCTCATCGTCATGATGTTGGGTTTCTTGCATGTGAATGATGGTGGGCAGGTAGCCGTTCATCTTCTTCTCCCATGCTGGTTTCCATTCATCGACAGGGCCACTCTTGTAAGAGAAGTTAGCGATGGTCATGTGGGTTTCCCAAAAGACACGGACACCAAGCCGAACAAGGTCACGGCTCAATCGAGTGAGTTGGTGGAAGCGAGCATTACGCATACCCCACGCTGTCTGTGACTTGATTTTCTCCATACCGCCACCACTGTAATCTGCTGATTGGATGGAGTCTTTCGCCATATTCAAGTCAACGATACGCATGTTGTGGTTGCATATCTCAAGCCATGAATCAATACCGCTTAGGAGTACACCCCAAATCGGCTTGCCGCTTTCAGCCTCGTGAATGAGGTAGCGCATGATTTTCATAATGCGCTCGTGTGTAGCGGGGTAGTCGTGTGCTGTACGGTCGTGACCCATCTGCCACGGATTCCATGACTTGATGTTTTCATTCTTGTACACCGATGAGTTGAGCATGACTCCACCACCGTCGAAGTCCACCAGTTCTAAGGTAGCGTCTTCCGGCTTAGTGTCATCCTTCACGAAGGCATCGAGAACAATGGCCGACTTACATGTGCCGTCATGTCCCATGATACCGATGAGTTGGTGAGTCTTCATGATGTGAGTGCGGGCCGCATCTTCGGCTCGCATTTCAGCGAAGGGGTCGCCCATGAAAGGCTTCTTAACCTCCACCGGCTCAACTACTTCATCCTTAATTTTCTTCTGCGCTTCTGCTGTTTGTCCAAAACCTGCCATACATAATCACCTCATTCAAATTGACTTGTCCCTGTATCTCCACCAGTCGCTCGCTTTCGGCAACGGCGTGGGTCAGCGTAAATTCCCATCACGCTAATCTTGGGAGTGAGTAGTCCGTCACGGTCTTTCATACCCAAACGGCCAAAGACATAGACTGTGGACTTTTCAGCGTAGTCGAAGGCATCATCGCCCCAACCGCTTGTGAACGGGTCACACATCACACCGACAGCACCAGCAATCCAACAATCAATGTCACCAACGATGGTGCTTGAAAGTGTCATGTTGTAGTTGAACCCTTCCGGGTCGTACTCGCTATCACGAGGTTCTGTACTCATGCGATTGACCGTACCCTTAGTGACAACAAGAGGACCGTAGGTGACCTGTCGGCCTCCAATCTCGGTGCGCTCCTTCTTGTTCTCAAAGGCTTCTTCAAGCCCATCAATAGGAGTGAAGAGTTCATGGTCAGCCATAGTCCAGTAGTTGGCTGGCTTCAAGAGTGACCGGAACTGTTCGGGTAGGAACTCATCAGTGTAGTTCGGTGAGAAGTCATCGTATGTACCGAGAACAGTCTTGAAGTATTCATTCGTGGTGTTCTCACGAGGTGGAACAACTGAAATCTTACATGGCCTACCAATGTCAAGCGACATGTCAGCGTTCTCATTGGTCAAGTCAACCTTCCACAGTGAAACAGCGTTGTTGTTCACGAAGTTTCCTTCTTCCCCACCGAGGAAGTATGCGTATCGACCCATGCGAGTTTGAGGTGATGGAAGACCCTTGCGAGTCACCAAACACAACCACTCGTCACCATTCTTGATTCCATGTGGTGGGTCTTCACTTGAACTGTTTGTGAGTGTTGTAAGCCCTTCTTTGTTGTGAATGGCCCATACATCACCCTGCTTCTCAAACAACCCTATACGACCCGAACCAATAGCCTCGGCAGGGTCTTTATTGTACAGTCCTACATTCGAGCGCACGATATTTGTCAATCGGTCTTTCTTTCGGTCAGCAACGCCAACGAAGGAACCAACCCATGTGTTGGTGTTGCTGTTGCCACCAGTTTGCTTTCGTGTTTGTACGAAGATTTGCTCGGCCCAGTCGATGAGAATGTCTTCATCTGTTTCATTGCTAATGTCTTCAACGCCATATTCTTTGGCGATGTAAGCGAGATATTCCTTCTTAACATCTAACGCCTGTTTGTTCGTTCGTTCTGCGTAGGCAACGATTCGTTGCGCTACACCCGGTGGGAGGACTTCTTCTGTAGTTGCCTCCGCAAATCCGTTGCTTGCTTCTTCTTCCATGTATTCATCTTGTTCATTCCAACTCATGTATTCACCTCTATTTGTTTTCTTAGTCTTGCCACCAACACATCAACGAAAGCATCATCGCTTCCCGGCCACTCGTGTACCTTCTCCATCATGCCGCCCCATACCTCAAGTACGGTAAACGCCACATCGGGCGAAGTATCGAAGTGTCCTCGGACAGTTCGGTGGAAATTGTTCATCATAGCCAGCCTGTTGCCGACCCGATATAAAGAATCTAACAGCGACTCTCGTGTATCGAGCCAACTGTTGGATAGCGTGAAGTTCATCCAATCATCGTTGTCTTCGGATGCCTCGGATGGGGAGGAAAGTGATTCGGGAGTCCTCGGTAGGCTCTCCAAGTAATTGACCGCTGAACGGAGGTCACCAGCGTGTTGTTCAACAACAGCCTCGTAGTGCTGTGTCCACTCACTGGGCGCACCGATTGACTCAAGACGAGCGAGGTGCTTTGCACCCTCCTTAGCGGTGACTGGGTTGAAGACATAGGTTTGACAACGGCTCTTGATGGCCGGTCTAATCTTGTCGGGATAATTAGCGGTGAGAACGAACAGCACTCGGTGAGCGTACTTCTCCATGATGCCTTTGAATGCGTCTTGCGATGGGACAGTTAGCCCACACGCCTCATCGCACACCACGACCTTACGAGATACCCCTACCCCGCTTAAACGGGCGAACTGCTTAATCTCCTTTCGGATGAAATCAATCCCCCTATCGTCGCTGGCGTTGACCCATAGAACATTCATTTCGTTGTTCCACTTACCGAGCATGGTGTGAGCAATTGCGTTAGCCGCACTGGTCTTACCCGTACCGGATGGTCCTACAAGTAGGAGTGCCGGTGGGTACTCACCCGACTCCGCCCATGATTTGAAGGCTGTCGTGAAATCCCCATTTCCGACAATCTCATCCCATGAAGTGGGTCGTATTTGCTCATTCCAATTTGCCATTGTTCTCAACTTCTGTTTCTTTTGTTCTTTATATCAGTTCGGTTTCAGTCCATCATTTAGATTGTCCCATTGCTCGGCCCATTCATAGAAGTCATTCCATGATTTGCTCCTTGCTTGGGGCATTGGCGTAGCCATCATCCATTTCATGCGTTCCCAGCCCCGTGTGTCACACAGTAGCGTTTCGTAGGGGGTAAGAGCATCCACCCATGCTTTCAGTGCTTCCTTTTCTTGCACCCTTGACTGTAAGAGCAAGTCGTTTTCATCGCACCATAATTGCATGGCAAGTCGTTGATGCTCATTCATTTCACCCAAGTCAACATACATGTTAGTGCGGAAACCAAATCCCCATGTCACCTTCGATACGGACACTTGGAATCTTACTTTCATTATGATAATACCCAATCCGACGCTTCGCATTGTTTCACTCATTGTCTTCACCCACCAGCATGTAGTAGTCCACTATCTCATCCACATCACTGATACCCATGTCACGATGAGTACCAGCGTAGCGCAAGTGCCAATCATCACTCGGACTCCAAGTGTACACGAGTGATAGCACTAAGCCATCGGGAATGTCATGGGTGGTGTGAGAGTTGTGTAGTGTGATGCCACGCATCTTCAACGAACTCTCAAGGTCGTACACCATTTCTTTCATTCTAAAAGTAGCAGTGTCGATAATGTCCAGCCCATCCTTGAAGCCTATCGTGAACTCGTAGCCGATGTTCTTGATGCGCCTCACCGTGAGGGCTTGGGCATAGAGGGTGATTGACCCGCTTGTTAGCAGGTGGTACTCACCCTCATGGAGTATGATGTACCCGCTCTTCGGGTACTTTTGTAGCACTGTCATTGATTCAGCCCACGACAGTGACATGGGTTCTTGATACTTTGAGTATGAAAGTTGTTGATTGACGGTATGATGCCTTAGCGTTCCTACTGCATTCACCCATGACCAACAGGGTTCAGCATCACCAGTGAGCGGGGTGAACTCAATGTCAATGTCACCCCTGCGATTGCGTACCGCACCATCGCTGATGTGGAGTAGTGTAGCACAGTCGGGTACAAGCCACCAAGCATCCGGCTCATCACCTACCCATTTGCGTAGTCGTTTGAAGACCGATGTATCAGTGACTACTTCTGCATCGACCTCACCAAACGCTATGTCGATAAGAGTTTCAGTGGGTAGCAGTGTGTCATTTTTTACAGAAACCTTCTTGCTCCATGTACGCATTCTATTGCGAAGCATGATGAGTCGTTCACCCAACGCCCAACGCCAAGCCAATTCAGCCTCTTGTGTGTTCATCATATTGCATAAGTCCAACACCCACTCATCATCTTGATTAGGATTACGAAACATAGCAGTGATGTTTTCCAGCGTGAGAGTACCACCATCGCTATCGGATGATTCCCATACCAACAACTCGGTGAGTGTAGCACCGTTGGCTACCGCATCCATCTGTTCGATGAACACACCGCACTCCTTAGCGAGTTGTACCTTCACTGCTTGCCGTGTCATTGAGAGCCTGTCTTCACTTGACAAGAAGGCCCACACTTCGTGGGCTTCCTCCCTCGTTAAGTCCTCCACCGAGAGGCGGTGAGGCATTTTTGAAACGATGATAGTCGCTCGTGATAGGAGCATTACTTCACCTCGACGGCGACATGGAGTACATCATAACAAGCATCAAGCAGTTCGCATTCAAGCCAACCAGTACCAAGTTCATCATGCTCGTAGCGTGCGCCCGTGTTCTCTTTGAACATTACTTTCATTGCGAAAGAAGCAGGGAAAGGCCGCTCGCTTATGAGCAGGTGACAACCATCATTCAATGCACGACGGTATTTCACTGCACCTAACTTGGTGAGCATCTTAGTGATGACACCATCGAAGCCATAGAACAACGGCTCGCCTCGCAGTGGACCGTCCTTGAAGACCCACACCCTGTTTCTTTGTTGCCAAGATAAACGATACGCTCTCATACTTTCACCCTTAATTTTCACTGGGTGGGGATTTCCTTTTCTCTTCTTCTTCTGTGTTGTCGATGTGTTCAAGCATCTCGTTGAGTGCTGGTAGCATTGAGCGTAGTTGGTCGGGTGAGATACGAACACCGTGTCGGGTGTGTACATATCCATCATCCTCTCTTCGCATGATACGCAGGTCAATCCAATTACGGCCTAACCATTTAGTCCAAGCGAGGCGAATCTTCCCCTTACCGGCTGACCACTTTTGGACTTTGGAATCGTCCACCCAGTAATCTCGCTCGGTATTCCGCTTCACTCTTCTTCACTACTCTCTCGTAGTTGAGTCTTGATGGCATAGATACCCCACATCCACGGGGGTACTCGTTGTCCATCGAACTTGCTCCCAAGCACATGACCTGTTTGTACGCCAGCATCAGCCAAGTCTTTCATGTCGCCTCGTGTCAAAGCAGTGAACCTGTAGTCCTTACTTCGCCATGACATGAAGAGAGCATCACCAGCAATCAAGTGGTAGTCATCGGGTTCCATAGGAATCACTGTGCCGCAACCACCACAGTTAATGAGGCAACGCCATAGTTCGATTTCTGTATGTTCACCATTGGACAATTCCATCTCGGTTGTTTCAACGAACTCATCCACACGGTATTCCAACTCACTGTTAGCAAGAGGGTACTCACATTCGGGGCAAGCCCATCCTTGAGCCACCGCTTGCTTGCGTTCGTACTCATCTTGCATTTGGCGTGATGGGTCAAGAGCAGGTGTGACCATCTCAACATCATCGCCTTCGAGAACTGTGTAGTCACAGTCCTCCATAAGTATCTTGAATTTGGTATGTTGTTCTTGAGAAGTAGGGTGGTTGTACATAAACATCAGTGCGAAAGTATTCTCTTTCATCTTTCTGTACTGTACTCCACTACCTTCCGGTGACCATATACCATCAACAGGTATGGCTCCCAAGTGTTCCTTTCCCCAAGCAATCAATTCTTCATTCGGCTTCCAATCCATTGTCCTCACCATTAGTCACTAAGACTCCAAACATCCCACAGCACAACCCTTTGTAAAGATGCTGTCCTCCATCCAAGAGGTACAGAATACTTTCATCGTGAAGTTCTCCACAAGTAGGGCATTTCATTTCTATGTCCTTTGCATTCATTTCAGTCACGATACTCAACCACTCGTCATTGATGAGAAGTTCGTACCCCATCAAATCACCAGCCGTTTCCGGTTTCACCATATCTTCGCTCATGCTTCCACCTTCAATCTATACGCTCGAATACTTCGGCTATTTTTACTTACATACTTCATTTCATATCGCTTAGTTTTTGTAATCATGTAGGCAAGAGATACAGTGTTCGGGGGAGCATGGCAGAATCGGGGAGGGGTTCTTAACCTCATACCATTATCCCTTTGGTAATTCTTATTCACATCAGCATCCCTGTGTGTAAGAAGGAGGTCCATCATCTCCTTTGCTGTGAACCATTGATTTGAGTTTTGAATCATACTCCATTCTAATCTCTTCATCATACTTGCTTTAGTCACGCCGTCACCTCCACGCATCCATCATTACAGAACTCGTGTGCATTAAGACCGTTAATTACCAAACCATGATTGGTGAAAAAGTTCGTAGGGTCCAATGGTTTTGAGCAGTGCTTACACGCACCTACCTTTGTCGCATACGCTATACTCACGCCGTCACCTCCACTTGTTCTTTGATAAGTTCCCAAGCGGCCACGAAGTCGCCCATCAACTGTTCACTTTCTTCAAATCGCTTGATGATATTTCTAATTCGTTTTATTCTGTATTCATG